GCCAGCGTGCCCGCCACATAGCAGGTTGTGCCAATCGTCCCCGCAAAGTCCGGGTCAACCGTGCGCAGCGTACAGTAGGGGTAGGTCAGGTAGAACTGGGAGCCGTACATCCCGGCGGACACGGCGGCGGCGCAGTAGAGCACCGGCCGGGTCACGTCAAAGGGTACGCCGGCCGCCAGCGGGAAACAGCCGTCCTCGTCCGCAACGGCAAGCCTTCCCGCAGGAATGGCCGTCTTGGCCTTCAGGGTCGTACCGATGCGGATGCGGTCGTAGGTGTCGGTGTTGTAATTCGCGTCCGCCCACCAGCCTTTGGGGATTGTGGTGGAATTGATGATGATATTTTCCCGATAGGTCAGGCGAATGATGTTACTTGCCACATACTGCGTGCCCAGCCTGGTGCTGCCGCTATAGTAGCATGGAATCGCCCCGGTAGTACTGCCGTCTGCAAGCGTCAGGTTGAGCGTTACATTGCTTCCAGATGCTACAGGCAGCCAATAGGTGATCTGCAGTCCATCGTGAAGGGCTGCAAAACTTACGTTTCCCGTCCAGGCTGCGGTATATGAGGTCTGTGTACCGACCACAAATTCCGGTCCGGAGCCGGTTACAGCGATTGCCGCAAGATCCTCCTTGTACTGCTCACTCCCTGTGACAGTAGACACAATCGCGTTAGGAGTAATTTTTAGTTCTGCCTCAGAAACCCTTTCCTCAAGATCATCCATAGTTGAGGAAGTATCATCAACTGCAGATTGTATACTGTCTATATCCGCCCTCATGTCAGCAGAGGCAACATCCACAGCCTCCTGAACGCTTAATCGAATCGATGTATTACTGGATAAATCAAGTGACTGTCCTACATCAGCGGCTAAGTGATTTGCGGTAATACTATGTGACTGGATTCGATCAGCAGAAAGAAACCCTGCAACCATTAGGTCTGCACTAAATCCCTCTCCTGTTCCAAAGGTTCGCCAGTCCCAGGAGCCGTCATCATTTTTCTGATTAGCTATCATGAACCCTTCGCCACACAGTTTCATGACGCTACCACCATTTGCCGCTTCAAGAATTAAGTTGCCGTTCTCATCCGTATACCAATTTGACAGAGCGGAAGATAAACGTGTTTTAAGTACATCAATCATACCCTCCAACCGTTTGGCAGGGATAGAACCATTATCAGAGATAGCCTTTGCACGATCATAGAGGGCCTTCTTATTATTGAGGATCTCGGCTATACCCGTGATTCTGGCAATCACTCCGTCTAATGACTAGCTTCCAATACTTGATAGGTCATTGGAGATCGTGATGTTGTCATTGTGTGGGGACTCAAGGTATTCCGTCAATTTTGTCACATACGCTTGGTCATTTAACCGCTACGCCTCGTCCCAGATACGAAGCGCCATGTTGGGTTGAAAAACCTCTTGCTCATAACCACTAATACTAGAAAGGTTCTAAATTGAAACGGTATATGTCACCGACGGTTTGGACTATGTCTCCATGATTTCTGTCGCTTCAAGAAATAACAGACTCTCTTGTCCCGGAGCATAAGAAGTGTTACTCCAATAGCCATCACGGAGCATGTCTCCCATAGCCTCAGCAAAACGCTGCTCAATCTCTTGTTGGCTACACAGAGATTCTTGAAAAACTCCTTCTGTATTTGCTCTTTGTACAGCAAGCAAAACAGCACGCCGCATAAGTGCATAAAGTCCCTCAGACCCAGAAGTTCCAGTATATAATTCTTGAATAGCAGTTTCTGTCGCTGAGATTTGTTCAATGATTGCCTGTCGTTTTTCTGAAGCTGTTTCTTTTTCCAACTGCCGATTCAGACTAGCAAGCAAATCTTGTTTAGCCTCGATCGCCACCTCTTTTCCACCTATTACCGCAGATGCACGCCGAATCCATTTGACTGCATATTCTGCTCCAGGAGGAAAAGTCTTTCCATGTTGTTCCACATATGTGAAATCTGAAAGCAACGCCGTTATTTCATCTGTATCCGTGATTTCTGTCTGCTCTAGCTTTGCCTCGCCGCCAAGAATCGTTCGCATGACGACGCCATCGTTCAGTACATAAAGCACATAGTCGATCTGTCCCCACAGTTCATTAAGCTGGTTATCCAAATCAGTCAAAGCTTCTGCCTTCTCTGCGAGATTCGACTTTACTGCACCTATATCTCTCAAATAGGTGCTGAGCGCATTTTCGTGCTCTGGCGTAAATACGCCCAAATTACGAAAGTAGTCAAAATTGAGTAGGAAAGACAATCCCGTCGGATTAACAGAATCGATACCAACATAGCCGTTGTCACCATACTCTCCTGCAACATATAGGCGGGTAACAACGTTCTCCGCGTCCTCCTTTCTTTCGACTCCAGTTAGGTTCTTGCCAAAGTTCAATTCAAGCATGCTTTCATGGCGGTTGAGACTATATATATTGACTGTTCGCATCTCCCCATCATAATCGGGATATGCTGAAAACATTTTGCAAATATCTGAGATCTATGAGTATGTTCCGCGACGGCTCTCACTGGAAAGGGAACGTATTTTTTCCGTCTGTCCATCGGCTTCATAGAAGGTTTCACAGAATCCCTATTGCCATCCTGTCCCGGCAAGTGCTTGTTGAAGCAGATATTGCGCCGTACCAATGCCGTTGAAGTCATCAAAAGTAAGATCCAGATTCTTTTTGTTAAGAAGAGAACAGACATGCGCACAATTGACCGTTGCTGTGACACTCAGCCCTTTGTGACTGAGTAGTGGAGTATTCTATACAAACCAATCAGTTTTTCCATCCCGTTCCAGGCAAATCAGATAACCGCTGCGGATAAAGTCCCACCTGTAATTCCTCTGGCTATTGATGGTCTGCGCCAAGGAAAACGTCTATTCTTTCCATCCCGTGATTTCAGTCGTCAAACGAACGTCATATGCCTGGCCTTCCGGTTTGAGTTCAGAGTCATACAGTTCACAAAGCTTGACCCTGTTCATATCGCAGATGGACATCCGCCATAGCACACGCTTCACCTCCAGATACTTTATCGCATTCGTGGGAATATCTGCACATCCAAACTTGAAAGCTGAACCTCTCCCGACAATTCAATCTCATTCATAGTTACTACTGGTGTGGATGTGTTTCCGCTTGAAGCGACCATTCCAGACACGATGGCATTATTCGCATCTGTAACCTGCTGAATTTTAAACCATCCGTCCAAATACAGATACTGACCTTTCATATGTGGGAGAAATCCCCCCGTTGATGTTACTGCGTTGCTGCCTTGTGTATGTCCAACGAACAAGGAGCGAACAAATGGGGTACAAGGCGCAAGCGTAATGTAGCCCTCATCATGAAAGGGAAAGGCCAATGCTTTTTCATCGCCCAGAGACGTATACGTCTGTCCCAACCGGCTGTCCAGAACCAGGCAAGCCTCTGGCAGCAGGCTTGTTTTTTTCAACCCGACCACCCTACACCGCTGTCCGGTGGTAAAGTTTCGGATGAGCAATCCATCTTCGCCGACATCTCCAGAGAGCCGAAAAAGAGTATGGGCTTCTTCATAGCCAGGATTATAGAGCAAAAAACTCATGCTGCCCGATGCTGGAGCGGGGGGCATGAGTTCCGTCGGAAGAATACCCGTCATAGTATACTCTGTTTCGCTGCAGGATCCATCATCCCATACATGAATTAGCTGTCCAAAAGGATCATGACATGTAAAATAAGCCGTGAACATTCCACTATACCGATTACCCGCCGAAGTACTATGGTCGTAGAGAGAAATCTGTATCCGTTTTGATGGAAAAACTTCATAACTCACAAAAGGCCTCTCGTCAAAAATCAAGTCACCACGATTCCGTCGATCCAGCCAGCGGTAGATGCATTCCAATTGCGATTGAGAGATATCTTCAAAAAAGCAATCGAGTTCAAAGCTGCGACTTTTGACACGTGCGCCGATGTAATAGCCGCCATCCCGGCCGTCAGTTGTCTATTCCTCTGTCTCAAATTCCGGCATACTACTGCCTCTTGCTTTAGCGTCTGGATGATACCAACATCCCTATTCGCTGCTATGTATTCCTGCAAAACGGAAACCATTCATTATCCCGCCTCCCCGTAACACTTATCCGATACGGATACCGCCCACTACCATACCGCGCGTCACTTTCTCCATAATCTGTTCCCCTATACGCTCGGCCATTTCTTCATAGTCATGTTCGGTTTCCAATCGTTGTACTTGAACCGTGATACTTTCAATATTTAATCCCTGGGATAGCTGTTTCTCCTGTATCGACGGCGTCACTGCATTAACAGGCGTACGCAGCAAACGAATGGCATGGAGCGACTTAACCATGTCCTCGAACAGTTCTGTCTGATAGGGTGAAAGTACCCGCTCCGGTTTTTGTTTTGTTCCATCCAGCCACGCCAAACCAGTAGTATTCACGATTCCGCCTTTCGCGTAGGCTGATACGCGTATCTGAGAATACAGGGATCTTGCCCATTGTCCAATCATACTGGAGCTGCTCCCACCAACCTCGCGGCAAATCGAATTTATTTTGGATTGTGCCGCTTGCCGAGCCGCTTCTTCCGTAGAATACCCTTTAAGAGTGCCTCCCTTTTTGCTGCCAATAGCCGGATAAGTCGCTTGGTAGCGTACAACCTTAGTACCGCTGGATTTCCCTCCGGAACTCGAACCGCTGCTGCCGGAAGAGGTAGTTGGTGTATAATTGTAACTCTTGATCTCATCCGATACTGTCTTATAAGCAGACCGCAGATCTTCGAGTTTTTCTTTCCATTCGTCCACATATGCCTCAGCCTGCAGTTTTCCCGCAACCCGATAATCTGCAGAGTTCTGCTTGAGGAATTCGATAATCGCCTCGTCCCCTTGGGCAATGATCTGTTCAACTTCATCCCAATAGGTTTGTGTGTTACCTCGCATATCATCCAACATATCTTTCCAACCAAGGCGCATTTCTTCGCGGGTTGCATCGGTAGCTGCTTGATAGTCCTCATGATTACGCTCCAACCATGCTATGATCTCGCTGTCTGTGCCGGTCAGCAAGTCACGAATCTCTTCGATCATCTTTCGTGGATTAGCGAGAAGTTCTTCATAGTAGTTTTCTACATATTCCATGTAGTCATCCAGAGATTCAATCTGCGATTCGATTGCCGACTTTTGCGCATTTACTTCTTCTTCTGCCAAATCCCACGCAATTTCTTCACGCAACTGAGCAATCTCTTCCCGAAGTGCAAGTTCTTCCTTTTTTCGCGTCGGATCAGCACTGATACGTGCAAGCTGTTCTTCCAGTTCGGCTAGAGCTTCCTCACGATCTTCCTCTTCATTGAGCCTTTTACGTGCCTCCAACTGCTCATCCAGCATCTCCAGCTCATGGTTGAGCGTGTCCATTTTGAGCCTAGCTATCTCGAGCAATTCGTCCCGCTCTTTTTCATAGCGCCGAGTGAGCACTTCCAACAGTTCGTTCTCAAGATCAATACGTCCTTCCAGCATACGTCTGTTCAGTTCTTCTCGGTCAAGAATCGCCTCATGGATGGTGTCACGTAAATCAATTTCCATTTCACGGATTGTGTCGTGCCACTCATCGATTTCCTGCTTCAATGCTTCCAAATCGGAGGCGTTCTCCTACAACTGTCGTGAGTATTCCTGATGAGCAGACTGCAATGCTTCCAAATCAACCATCGCTTGCTGATAGTTTTTGCTGCCCTCCTTGTATCCAGCAAGTTCAGCCTGTTTTTTTTGAATTTGCTGGTCAAGCGTGTCAATGTACCGACGCAGGGAAGTGCTGTTATCCTCAACGATGCCCTTTTCTTTTTCAAGATAGAGGATGACGCCTTGGATTTCTCCACGGGCTTCATGATAGCCCTGCGCAAGCTGTGTCATTTTACGGCGATGATCCTCTATTTCCTGCACCGAATCCATCTGGTCCAGGGCCTTTTGAATGCTTTCGGATACATTGACACTGGAGCTTCCGCCGCTCCCACCGCCGCTGCTTCTGCTGCCTGAGCTTCCACCAGAGCTTCCACTGCTGCTTCTGCGCAAAGGATTACTACCTGTATAACGAAGAACTGTCTGGTTGGTATTCAAACGGCTAAGACTCCAAACCCCGGAAACAGGATTCCACTGTGCTCCTTCCTGCGGCATTGTGATGGTTTCAAGTTGCCATTGACCAGTGGCAATCAACGCCTGCACCACATCTGCAGCTAGATTCTGTACGCTAATCAGGCCATTAGTCAATGCAGAAAAGTCCGCCACGGACGTTCCGGTAATGGTTATGAAAGCAGCTTCGTTAAGACGGTGAAACGCCGCTTCACCTTCAGCCAGCGCCGCGGTAATCATAGGCCCGACCATGTCCCAGTTTTGCAGAAGAACATTGGGATCAATATTTCCTAGATACTCTGCAAGGACATCAATTTCATCTGCAGCCACCTGTGTATGATTAGCCATTTTCTCGGCTGCTTTCTGGTACTGTTCGTTAGCCTTTACAGCAGCATCCGCTTCAGCATTGTATTTCCCAAATGCATCAGTAACATCAATTGCTCCATCCTTCAGGTCTTCAATCGCGCGCGCGGTCTGTGTGAAATACCGAGCATTGGCCCCCTTTTGAGCGCTGTCCAGTTCCTTGCCCAGTATCTCAATGCGTTTTTGCGTATTTTGGGCATCGCCTTCCAAATCCGTTTGCGCGTTCCCGAGTTCAGATATTCCCTCAGCTAAAGCTTGTGCCTCTTGATTGGCATCATCCAATGCTATGACAAGGGAGGGGTAGGTCTGAGCAATGGATTGCTGGAGTGCTTCATCAAAGCCATTCCAAGCTTCCATTGCAGCCTGTACGCCCTGAATCCCTCCATCGCCAAAAGCAGCAACCAGACTTTCAATCTGTTCATAATAAGAATCGGTTCCAGCAAAATTCGCAACTCGCGCATCACGCAAGTTCTGAGCCATCTCCGACAGACTGAGATCCTGTGCCTCTTGCCGCAACTCACGAAGGCGGGCAATAATCTCTTCTACATTTCCGCCGCACTCGGTTGCAAGGTTTGAAATATCACCAAACATGCTAGACATGGCTTCCAAATGTCCAGCTTCATCCAACTCTGCCAGGGCATCGTTCCACGCGAAAACAATATCCCTACCCGCACCTTCTGCCTGACGTATCATGTCCGCCAAAAAGGACATACCGCCTGCGTAGTTGTTTCGCTCTGCGCCAGAAAAAAAGCTGTTTTTTTGCCCGGCTGCTGCCGCACGCGCGGATTTTGCCTGCAATTCACTTACTACGCCGTATGCTGCCGCCTGCTCATATACAGCTGCTGTAGTTTCCTGCGTCAGTCGCTTTGCCTGCAGTAAGTATTCTGCCGAACCGCGCTACAGCTTTGTCAGTTCCTCATATTCTGCTTCCAGCAAAGCGTAGGCGTCCAAAGCATAAAGAGGATCGTATTCTTCATTTGACGAATCGATTGCCTTAACTGCATCAGCGAACGTGCCCGTACGCTCAAGATCAGTCTGCAGCAATTCGAGATCGGTCAACCTGGCAAGAGACGAATACAACTCATCTGCGCTTGTGGTGCCATCTAAAAGTGTTGTTGCCAACGTACCATACTGCTCAAGCAGTTCGGTGATATTTATACCCTCTTCGCTTAGACGCATAAGCGCAGCATAAAATGCGCTGGCTCGATCCTCTGCTACAGATACCTCCGCAATTACATCGCGCATGGCATTTGTCCACTGAGTGGTTTGCTGTTTCAGGCCAGCCGCGGTGTTCTGGAAGTACTCCTGCCACGCGTCTTTTCCTGCTGCTGTTTCAGCCTGCTTCAGGCTTGTTATTGCGGCTTCAAAGTCTGCGGCTGTGGCTGTTCCTTGGTGCAGCTTGTCAATCAAAGCAGGCATTGCGGCCGTAATTGCTTCGATCGCTTCGGCAGACATCGCTTCAAAAGCATTGGTCACGCTTTCCTGTCCGCTTCCAGCAAGTCCAATCATGGATTTTAGGCCTGCTGTTGCCTCATTTCTGGCCAGTGAATCAGCATGCAGGGATTGATAGGCAGTGGCAATCTTGCTGGTTTCGGCCTGAGCGTCATACACCGCCTGTCGCATAGTGTCAATGATACCATCCATTCCTGTGGTGATCCGCCCATCTGCATCCATAATGGTTGTATCAATCCCATTAAACATGGTAAAAAACGCTTCGACAAATGCCTGCGCTTGTGCCAGAACTTCTTCCTGCGTGCCGTCCGGAATCAACAGCCGCGCCCAATCTTCAGCATATTGGTACAGCCCCTTTCCTCTTGGCGAAAGAAGCTCCGACCATAGCGCCGAGCCATTCAGCTCTGCCATATCGCGTTTAGCCACTTTGAGAGCGTCTTCAAGTCGGGCTGATTCAAACAGTTCTGCCCACGGATTTATTGCCTCAGCAATGCCTTCTTTCCACCCATCCAAAAGCATTCCGGTAGATGTGTCGACATACTCCGCAATCCCTGGGTAGGTATCATATAACCCTTCCAAGAGTTCTTCGCCGATCTTGACAATCTCCGCTTCATCGGAAATGCCAAGTTCTTTCGCCATTTCCTGCGCACTTTCCATCACTGCAGCATGCAGATTGGTAAGCTGTCCTTCCGCTGTCTCAAGCTGTTTCAATACGATGGCAAAGCCATTAGCCTCTTCCCGTGCCATCGCTAACCCCTTGTAAATATCCGTCGTATTCATTGAAGCCAGCGCCTCAACGGCTGTCTCAGCCTCTTTTCGAACAGTCTGCAAGCTCTCTGCAGTCAGTTTCGGTAGCAAAGGTAGCGGTTCCTGACCCACTTCTCTCAGTTCGTTGTAGGAGGAAAGAATCTCATTGATCTGCTCTATCAGGCTGTTCGCAATATCAATATCCGGCTGTGCGCTCTTCATCTCTGCTTCGTACTGATCCAAAAGGCCATGAAGCCGAGGATTGTCTTGCACGATGCTGTACAGTTCTTCCTGCTTTGATTTCAGCTCGGCCGCGATTGCAGTAAGTTGTTCCGAAGTAATCGCCGCTTCCTTATCGACCGCAGAAATCGTATCCTCAAAGTATCCTTCAAGAGTGGTTTGGAAATACTCGGGCATATCCGTCGTTTTAGGGCCTTCAACAAACACATGGAGACTCTCTGCAACTGCCTGCCATGCAGCATCCAGCTGATCAGCTGCATTTGCACTACTTTCCTGTGCTGACAATCCCAAATGGTCAAGCGCTGCAACCAGATCATTAGTCCAGACAAACCAGCCATCCACCAGAGACATCTACTGATCATCAATTTCTGCCCAGTACATTTGTTCCTGAATATGGTCTATGTCCGAGAATTCAAGGATTTTACCGCTCACATAGGTGGGAAAATCGGTATACTGCGCAGCATCGCTCTCAAGAAACTTTTGATATTCATGCCACAGTTTTTCATTGTTCCGAGCGTCTTCAAGCGCTTTCTGTGCCTCTGTTACACCTGATATATCCTTAAAGGAGGCCGCTGCCTCCTCGCGCTTGAGATTGTTGATTCGCTGCTCCATTTCCGACAAATAGCCGTTTACTTCACGGATAGCATCCCCCTGCTGTACGAAACTACCAGTTGAATCTGTCAAGGCTTCACGAAGTATCATGGAACTGCTTGCGAGACGTTCGAGGATCGTATTCATTCGCACTGACTCTTCCTCAGTGCGGTTTGTAATCGCCGCCAGCGTTTCATACTCAGAAGCTAATTGTGCAACTTCATCGCGGTGTCCGGTCAGGGTTGAGATCTGCTGTGAGTAATCAATTGGCTCAGCTGCCTGTGCTATACTTCCGGTGGCAAGTGTAACAAGCGAGGCTACCGCACCGATCGTGGCGAGAATCGCCCCTGCCGTGCCGCCGGACAAGGCGCTGAGAATGCCTCCACCAGCTTTCTATACCGAATAGGCCGTCTTAATCGCTGTACTCAGCTTATAAACCACAGCAATTAAAGCTGTTACAGAAGCAATGATCACTGAAAGTTTCAAATTCCATCCATCCATTGCTTCCGTGCCGGCTGTAAACGTTTCAACCAGGCCAGCCATTCCTTCATAGAAATCCTTCATCCATTCGGCATCCAAAAGCGAATAGAATGACTGCAGGGCCGCAACCAGGCGATTTTGCGACGCTGTTACTGATTCCTGCCAGATCGTATACTTCTGAGAAGCTGTTCCAGCAGCATCCAGTGCACCGGCATATAATTCATATGCTCGGCTACCGCCCTCGACCCCCTTGGCCATGTCATTCATCAGGGCAAGAAAGGAGTTTTGTTGTCGGGTGCCCGCCATCGTCGTAGCAATATAACTTTGCTGTTTAGCATCCAACATGCCCCATTGAGCAGCAACATCATCGAAAATATCCGACATATCCCGCCAATTGCCTTCGCTGTCCAGAAGCATGACATTGATAGTTCCAAGCGCTTTGGCTACATCATTGAGTTTTGTCTCATCTTCTTCTGAAAAGCCTTTTTGCTTTATTGAATGCTAACGTGCCATAATCGAGTTAAGTGACGTGCCAATAACTTCCGGCGCCTGCCTCGTCTGCTCAGAAATCGTGGCAATATATGCACCCAGCCATTCAAACGTCAAGCCAAACTCCATTGCTGAGGCACTGGCCTTTTGCATGGCGATACCAATTTCATCAGGTCCCGATGCTGAAGCATCGCCAAGATAAGCGAAAACATCTGCTACTCGCTGAGCTGAAACTCCCATAGTGTTGGTAGCGGCTGTAATCAGCGTCGCCGCTTCGTCAAACTCCATAGCGGAAATCTTCGCATATTGGATGGTTGCTTCGAGGCGGCGGTTAACTTCTTCTTCAGACAAGCCTTGACGCCAGAATTCAACTGCAGCTGTTGCGATCTCCGTCGCTGATACATTCATCTCTCTGGCCTACGTACGGTACTGCTGTCCCATTCGGTTTACGTCAGCCTGCGATTTGCCGGTAACAATACGGATTTCATTCAGCTTGTCGTAATATTGCTGGGCAAAATCTATGGCATTATCCCACAAAGAAGATAATCCCCGCAGAACAAGCATGGTTGATGCCATCTGCAAAAGTCTTTCTGCGACGCGATTCAGTGTGCCGTCTAGCTTGGCAGCGCCATCATTTATGCCATTGAGTGTTTTTTGATGTGTTGCTTCGGCATTCTTTGCTTTCTCGATGATATCGAGAATACGCTTGCGAATGCTTTCTTCCAGGCTAAGCGAAGCCACCTTCTGCTCAACGCTGCTTATCTCCCCAAGCGCGGCTTTCGCACTCTGGTTCCAATAAGTCTGTCCAACCTGATTTCCGTTTTTCACAGCCGCACTATATTGGCGGTAGCTGTTCGTTAGCTGTTTGTATGCCTGTTCAACGCAATTCAACTCCGCCATTCCTGAAGCTGCATACTTAGCTGCCGCTGCATTCACACTAAGCATTTTTTCCTGCTGTGCGGCTTGCGCTGCTGTATACTTGGCACCTAAAGCTGCCTCTTGCGCAGAAAGCTGAATGAGTTTTGAGCGGGAAATCGCCTGCTGGTCGAGTAGGCTTATCATCTGATTGTTGGCATCAATTAAGCGGCCAAGATCTGCAATTTGACTTTCCAGATCAGCCGTCGCAGCCGTTCCAGATTGCTAGGTTAGGCGCTTTGTCTTAAGAGCATAGATCCTCTTGAGGTATTCGGCCTGTTCTTGATAGAGCTTATTTGCATACTGTATGTCCTTGCTGAGCGTTGATTCTACAGACATGGTTCTGTGCAGAAGCTGTCCATTTTTATATACTTCCGTGATGCTCCTGCCTAAATCGTCATATCCCTTACGGGTCTGAGTGAAGTTTCCGTCTGCGTTCAACTTCTGTGTAACCGAGAGAAGAGCTTGGATCTCTGATGTTGCTTTCTTAAGCCCGCTTGCCATCTGGTTCCCGGACTGCGTCGTCTGACTGGCCGCTTTTTGAATCTCTTCCTTATAGCGCGATAACATGGTTCGAATCTGCTTCTCAACCACGTCGCTCACATTTAGGTTTATCCCGGTGCCAATAGATTTCTAAAGCGCGTTTGAATCCGCTACATCTTTTTTCAAACGAGAAAGATCCAGATACTATGTTCCGACCAGTTTATTCTGCGCTTGGGCCAACGTCTCACCACCTCGTAACACAGCAAGACGGGATTGCCTTATTTTGCAATCCCGCTTACTCCATTTTGATCCCATGCACCATATTCAACTTCGTTTTGATAACGTAGAAAGTTTAGCTCCGCACCATCATCCAGAAGATAGCTGCCTTTTCCCAATAAAAATTCATAAAAGGCACTTGACTTTAGAGCAATCACTGCCTGACTCTCGGGCAAATGATATACCTCGCTGATTTTCCTGATGATCTCTTGCCCTTGTGTTTCGATCAAAAGGCTTTTATCCATAGAATCACTTCCCGCTTGTTCCTGTTTTCAACAGTATAACTGAGGAAGCGACGTTCGTCAATTCTCTGTATTGCTCTCAGGATAGGCTTTCCGTGCCAAAGGCACACCAGTATAAAGGGCAGGGGATCGATGCAGTACTCCCAGCATTTCAATGAGTTTGGAATTCAATCCTTCCGCCTTGCTAATCGTTTCTGTCAGTGATTCTGTGCCCAGCAATCCTTTCAGCAGCTTGCCAATCTAATGTTCCAGCGCATGCTTGCGCTCAAAACTGCACTTTGCAGCATCTACGATCCGACAGGCGATTCTATCCACTTGCGCCAGATCCTCAGCCACAGCCTCAACAATCTGAGGCCATAGTTCATAAGAGGTAACTGCGTCATAAACCTCATACCGTCCCTGCGGAGTATCGCTTCCCTTCAGATCAATATCTGTATAGTATCTCAAAATCAGAAAAGAACGAATCAGCTCCGCATTATATCCCTCATAGGCAATCCCGCTTTCTTCATCAAATACTATTGCTGCAGCAGCATAGTCCTACGCCATTTGTTCTTTCTCCTCCCATGGCAGAATACGACGGATTCGAATCGTCCCATCTGCCGTTTGAAGCGGAATCTGATATTTGAATGCATCCTGATTCACTTTCATTTGCTCACTCCTCCCAAAATTGTAATCTTGGAACGACCGATGAAGCTGGCTATGTTGTTCATAGCTTGAACACCTCTGTGTGTATCGGAGATATTGAAAGGATTGCTCTTTTCAATCATATCCCAGCTTTTCTCGCAAAAAGCATTGCCTGCATAATTGGAAATCGCCTCAAAGTGGAGTTTATAGCCTAGTTCCATGAGCACATCGTTGAAGAAGACATAACTCATATTGTTGATTTGTTCTTCATCGGCAATCCCCAAATGTACGGCTACCATTGCGACAGCACGATCAAGTGTCACCCCTTTCTCGCCGTCTGCAGGTTTTTTTGCTTTTGCTCCTTCTCGTCGATTCGATTTACCCGTCGAAAGATAGAAAGCATCTGTTCGATGACTCCTGTATCCATGATATCATAGTATTTTTGAATCAATTCGGCATCATCGGTTACAGCGATCAGCCAATCCATGAGGGCCTTGTCTCCGTCCCTGTTATCCCCAAATGCTCCTGCTTCCATTGCCAGAACATCTACAAGCGGATATAGCTCTAGGATTTTATAAAAAGCTGCCGTCCGATTACGTTGGTATCGCAATTTGGTAGGCTTAATCTCCACCAGAGTTTCGCCGATGATGATGCTGTTTTCGGGGCTGCCCACCTGGGGCAGCCCCTTTGCATCCTGTACAGCAGAAGGGAGTTCCTTACGCTTCTCTGCCATCGTCAGCCTCCGTATTCTCTGCGTCCAAGATTTCAAATTCCGCCTCCCAGTTCTGGAGCAGATTCATTTCCCTGACAGCTGCTTCGATCATCGCGATATCCACTTTTATCCCTCTGCGTTCGAGTTCCTCCTGAACATATTCCAGTTTAGCTGCGCCCTGTCCCGCACCGAACACTTGCTCAGCTGCGTAAACAAATACACGGACGGTTGCCAGAATGTAGTTTTGCTGCTCTTGCGTCGTTCTGCATTTCAGCCAAGGAATTAATCGAGCTGTGACCAAGGTTGCCAGCAAGCCAAGCTAAGCCAGCAGAATGGGAGTCAAATCAATCATCTCCATGTTTGTACCTCCTCTCAGATCCATCCTATATGTTTCTGTCCATCAGGTACTACGGTCTATCAGGTCCAGGAAACCGTTGCGCCCTCAGTGGGCGTTGTGACGATCGAGCCGTTGGCGTCCAGAGGCTCATAACACAGATCGTACATCTTTTCGTCCGCGCGCTTCGGATCAATAGCCGAGAAGGTCACACTGTTGGTCGTGGCACTCTTATACGAGTTGTCAAAACCCGGTAGCGCAGTCACACGCACACGAGGAATGTAAAGATGCAGCCACCCCTTAATGGAGCTTTCGGTGCAGTCCGTACCGCTGGAATAAACCGGCCAGTGCGCGTACAAGCTTCCCTTTGCAGTCGTAGAGTTGGTTTTGATCGTAGCCACTGAAGCAGCATTTACCCTGCGCCGATAAGCTACACGCAAGGTATCGCCTGCCGAGACATCTCCTTCAAAAAACGTTACCGTCGTAGACGGCGTACCTTCACTGACCACGGCGACGGTGAATTTTCCCGTAGCAGCCTCCGTAGCAGCTTCAAAGCCGTTGATGCGCACGCTTCCAGTTTGCGTTTCATAGGGGATGGTAATCGTCAGGTCATCCGAAACCTCATAGAGCTTGCTTTCCAGCGTAGCCACATCTGCTTTCTTCATTGCTACAGCATTAGCCATAGCAAACATATCCAGCGAGAATTGTGAACTGGCGAAGGTGAACTCCTACGCTTTATCCGTTTCAATAAATGCCAGTGGGTAGTTGCCCTGGCCTCCGGTAATGCTAAGTGTGTTATTGGTGGCCGCCATGTTTGCGGTGCTTACTTCATAGTAAGAAAACACCGCACCATCACAGCGTTCAAAGTCCTAGTTGGGGTTATCAGCAATATAACCTGCAACTTGATCAATATACTGCATCATGTGCCTCACTCCTTATTTCAGTCATCTTGAGGATTAATAACAATTACTTCCCGTCCCATTTTTCGGGCATAGCTGATTGTATATTCTGTTCCGCCTCCCTGACCGTCATAGACGGCAATCAGGCAATCGGCATAGTCAACCAGATATCGGTTGCGTTTGTGCATGCATCCTCTAGTATAGTGCTCGCTCACATGAACAATTCTATCCGCGGAAGACAGTAGATGATAGTATCGTTTCTGGTCCGCTTCGTTCCACGATACTGCCTGCTTCACATATGGAACAATTGCCCATAGCTGTATTTTCCCATGCGGAAACACTTCCCGTAGTTGCAGTACCGTTTCTGCAGCCCACATATCTGTTCCTCTTGCCATACCTGTCAAGAATGTCGTCACGCCTCGGCGAGTCATACGCAATGTTTCGCAAAACAGCTTTTGCTTCAGCAATTTACACTTTGGATTTTCTTCATCCGCTCCAAAAGGCAGTTTTTCAGGTCTGTGACCGGTGAATGCGCATGCTTTCATTGTTTATCTCCCTTCAAAAAACATCATTTTTGCAATGTATGCATTGCAATTCTACTTGCTCTTACTTTTAAAATCAAGGCTAGTTGCAAGACTATCATTGCAAACGTCGTTTGGCAGGGGGGAGCAGCTGTGAAACTTCGTCAGGATGAAAATATCGGCCGCAACATCCGTGCAATGCGTATTGCTTCTCACATGACGCAAGAGCAAGTAGTCGCAAAGCTGCAACTCGCCGGCTGCGATATTTCTCGAAGTATCTATTCCCAAATTGAAAGTGGCACATACAATATCCGCATCAGTCAACTGGTTGCCCTAAAAAATCTATTTCATGTTGAATTCAATGACTTTTTTTCTGGATTGGACGATAACGTGTGATTCGTGAAAAGTATTTCTGATAGAGTACTATTTCAGTACATGCCATATACGTTTTCCACGTACTATTTTACGTTATTTGCTCATTTTAATCAACGTCCATTGCTCTCATAATAGTAGCAGAAAACGTAGGTTATGAGGCTATGGCATGGAGAATTGGAAGTATGACCCGAAAGCGGTTGGTGAGCGCATCCGCCGCAGGAGAACCGAACTTGGTCTGACGCAGGCACAACTGGCAGAGCAGCTCGACCGATCAACAAAATTCTGCGCTGACATTGAGCGTGGAACATGTGGTATGTCTATTAACACACTTATGCAATTCAGTTGTGCGCTTCAGCTTTCGCCTTCCACACTTTTGATGGGAAGTTCATTGCCCTTTGCTACCGGCGTGGATTCTGTTCAACAAATCATGAATGCATTGGCAGAATGTACCGAAGAACAGAAGCAGAACATTTTGCAAACGATTCGTTTATTTACCAAACGAGGTTGACGGTTATGAGGTTTGTTTATAGGAAAAGACAGTGTGAAACCTTCGATAACCGACTGTCTTTGCCCCCAAATGATAATCGTCTTCCCAGGTAAAGCGCAGACCGCAAACATATGGTGAACCAGTCAGCAGTTCTTTTAGCCGCTGACTGATTTTTTTGTCCCTGCGGCAAAGTCGATCGGTAGAGATGTTGTAGAGACTGTCCTCCTTCACGTAAATGTCAAACTCTAAATACTTCTTTGTGATATGGGGGTCGTTGTTCAGTTTCGACCCTTCTGTCTCATAATAGACCACACGGACTTTCTCATCTGTCATAATTACGTCCGGCATGGCGTCCTCTACGAAATACCGACTAATAAAAGCACGGATGTCTTTTTGCTCCTTTATAGGGATAAGTAGAAGATTTCGGAGTTCCGCATCCGAAAAGATCACATTTCGCAACACATCATTCCAACAATCATGCCATGTATGAGTTTTGCGCATGCTGTACCACCTCACCCCTCACGGACATACACATTTCTATAGAACGTGCTGTCCGGTTCTGCAACAAAGGAGTTTTCCAGCCTGCTACCGAATCTAGTCTGCATCCTTCGCATTGCGTTCTCCACAAAGCGATTGCCGTGTTGATTGAATTCTTCCGGCAAATCGTATTCACTTTTTGCCCGTGAGGGATGCTTTCTGGCAAGTTCCTCATCCCATACGCTTCTGCCTGCAGGGCCTGCATGAATGGCTACTCCACAAGCTGCGCTACCAGAGCCTTCGTTGACCACCATGGCGCGCACCTCGTCTGCCTAGCCTGATGGAGAATATCCGAAATCTACGCTGATTCCGTCCGATGAAACGACGGTCGCCACATGTTCGAGGTTCGCAGCAATCTCCGCACGCCATGCAGGCTTGCCCGGCGCGTCGCCGTGCAGCGTTCTGCCAACCTCGGCACGCATAATGGAGAGCAACACGTCGCCCTCTGCGAGCAAGCCCTGTCTTGCGGTTTCGGTCAGCGCGACCATCAGCGCGTCCTCGTCGAGGATAATTTCGTTACACCTTCCGTTCACCCGTCCTCACCCCCGGCCACCTTGCGCGCCATCAGGTTGATGATCCCGTAGGATGCGTTCATATCAATTTCCGTTCCCACCCAGTTGACCACGCGGTAGCGGTTACCGTATAGCAAAAATTCATCACCGAGGCGGATTGCTTTTGTCGCATCGTTGTACTGCACCTGTACGTTGAGCAGATGATCCGCGCTAATGCCCGGCGTGTTGTAACTGGCCGCGTAGTCCGGGCGGCCGGTGTACTCGCTGAATACGCATGGAATCGCGGGTGCGATCATTGCGTTGTGCGCTTCTTCCAGCAAATAGCCCCGCTCGTCCAACACCTCATCCACATGTCGGGTAAATTCCAATAGCGCATTACAGTCTACAGCCTGCGTAGATTGGTTGTTGGGATGCCGCTGCACCGTCCAGTTCAGCATGAAGATAGAGCCATCCTCACGGATCACGATGTCGCCTTTGCGGATAGGTACCGCATAGCTGGTCTTAAAATTGCTGCTGGCGTCGCTGTTTCCGACCTTGGATTTCCATTCAATGGAGAACAGCATGGCGCGCAGCTTGACCGGCTGGTATCCCTCCTGCAAGCGCGCGTACCAGTCACGCACCAGCTCAAAGTTCCAATTTATATTTGGCACATCCGTGTCCAGCCAGTCAATGAAGTCCTGTTCAAGTGACGTCGGAATATAGAACTTCATTCCCATCACCCCTTATAACAGCGTATAACGGGTCATCTTGTAATACAGCACCCGTTGTCGTGCTGCCTATTCGGCGATGGTCTGACTGATATTCGCATACGGTTTATCGGCATTGGTGATGGTCATCGCATCGGTGGAATAGCCGATGATCCGGTTTACGTCTGACTGAACGCGTCGGTAAAAGGAAATCTCAGCGGTCGTCAGTGCATACTCGTACTCATCCGCATTCAGTTCTGGCACATCGTCCACGTCGCACTGGGTATACCGACCGGTCATGACGTACAGGTGCCGCACGGCCTGTCGCGCGATCTCCAGATAGTCCGCTTCGATCATCTCCACGGGTGTTTGTTGCCATTGTGTGCGCTGTTGTAGCTCCGTCGCCAGCTGCGTAAGATCCATCATGGAGGCTCACCTCATTCCTCGCGGATAAATTCGCGATTCGGCATGCGCTCCTTTAAGAGTTGCAGCTTACTTGCCGGCAGATCCATCTCCGCAGCCACGTCGCAGATTGCGTCCAATAGATATGGTTCCCGGATGCCATCCAGCCAGGCCTTGACCTGTGGCGCGCGCTGGCTCAGGTGTTTGCGAATCGCCTCTGCATCCAGAGATTCCACCTGAGCGCCTTCGACAAATCCAAGCTGTGTGGCCAACGCCCGATCCTCCAGCCGCAGCTGCTTTTCTCCTTCAAACAGCGTCGGTGCAATGCTCGCCAGATACTCGATCTCATCGCGTGTCAGCAATGCAAAGCTACCGGGTTTAATCGTATATTCCAAGCCATTTTGTAAAGCAAGGCCGATGCTGTACTTGCGCTGGTTGTAAACCCTCGTCTTGTCCACGTCCTCACCTCCCCGGAAGGCGGCACTGGCCGCCTTCCGTCTTTGTCATTATCATCAGTTCGAGCTGTCCACGTACACGCTCATCGCTGGCGTCTTGCCCGTAACCACACCTGCGCCAAACCACTGATCCAGGCGAACCTCATAGGCAAGGTCGTCGATGTTTGTGCTTTCGGTAGACTGGACGTCGCCCTCGTAGAGCACCTTCAGCGGGCGCATATCTGCGCTGGCGGCAGAGGGCAGGATGTACAGGCGCTTGGTGTCGATGACCGGCGTCATGTTATCGCTCAGATACGGGTTGACGAGGTTGATCACCTTCGCGCCATAGTACACACCGATCACGCCCGTGTGGATCACCTCATCAATGATCGAAGGCGAGAACTGCTGTGTGCTCGTTGCCGCGGTAAAGCCCGTCTGATCCGCCAGTTTGGAAATGATAGCGATATCGCCCAGCAACGCCACCGCGCCCGTGCGCATCCAGTGCTGGATCTGCGGGTTCAGTGCCGTCTTGACAATACCGGAACCGGTCGCGTAAAACGGTGCGGTCCAGCTGGATGCCGCGGCATTAAGCACCTGCTGAATGTACTGAATCTGCTTGACGTGCATCTCATAGGAGGCATCGCGGATCAGGTCGGCCATCTGCACTCTGCCGGTACGCAGTTCGTAGACGTTGATCACCGGCCGAGCAGATACGGCAACCGTATCCAGCGTGACCTGCTTGTGCGCGATGTTGCTGCGCGCTGGTGTCGCGCCCTTGGCCTGAATGAACGCGGTGACGCCTTCCAGTTTCGTTCTAAAAGCGGCCTTCTCGCCATAACCGACTCGCTTTACATCCGCCACATGCATGAGCCAGTCGGTCTGCGGCTTGATCATCTCGTTGACCGTATAGCCCACCAGCTGTGCAATCTGATACTTGTTGTGCGGGGTGGGATCCGAGGCCAGCTCCGCGATCTACTTCGCGGCCTTCTCAGCCTGGTCGGAATCCACTTTTTCACCCTGCGCCTGTGCGACGATCAGCTTGACCAGCTTGCTGTCGCTTCGGATTTCAATCGGATTCATATCGGTTTCCTCCCTTCATCAGCCGCCGACTTGCGCGGTATACTTGGCGACCGTGCCGCCTGCGGAAGGCTGTACGCTGTCGCCAACAGCCAGCGTTGCGTACAGTTCCGAGCTCACCGTCATGATGACCTGTTCGCCCGGCAGCAGCCGCTTCATGCGCACATTCTTGTCGGCAGCCAGCGTGTAGTCCGCTTCGTTCCACTCCGCGCTTTCGTCGACTTCCCACTCGTTCTCGACAAAATACACCTCATCCGCGCCTGCGCTGACCACATTCAAGCGCAGCGCGGAATTGCCCCAGAGTTCCGTCTTTTCCTCAACGCGCAGAATTGTATCCTTGACGGCGGTAACTTTCTTCACACCGTTCGAGGTGATCTCAGCAAACACGCCATTGGTCAGCGCCTCGCCCGACAGATTAGCGCCGTCGTAGACGTGGCCCATCAGCTTCGTCACATATCCAGCCATACTCTTCAGCCTCCCTTTTCAAGTCCTGCTCAACAGGTCGTCATACTCACCCTTCGCGGGGATGCCCGCGCTCATGGCATAGGCAGCGACCACCGGTTTAGCCGTGGGCTTTTCCTCCCTGAGCGCTTCAGCGACCAGCGCGGCATAGTCCGCCTTCCGGATGGCCTCGGCCACAGCTTCCGCCTGAACGTCTAGCCCCTGCGCTTCGGCAAAGCGGGTCAGTTCCTGCTGCTTTGCCGCCAGTTCGGCCGCTGCCCTGTCCGCACGTAGCTGCTCGACCTCCGCCTGGAAGGGCGTAAGCTCCGTCACCTTTGCCTCCAGTTCTGCGATGCGGGCGTCCCTTTGAGCCATCTGCTCGTTGGCGGAGGCCAGCGCAGCCTCGGCCTGTTCGCGCTGTCGTTTTTCCTCCTCCAGTTCTTCTTCTTTTTTGCGCATTTCTTCATCGTTTTCGCTCTGCTGCTCGGCCAGCATCATTTTGGCCTCCAGCTCTGCGATCTTCTTATCCTTTTCATCCATGACTTCCTCATCCTTTCCTTCATCAGTTTCAGCCACGAGCATCAGCGCCGTCGCTTCGGGATAAGCCGGCGTCGATACCACCGCCATGCCAATCAACTCGTTGCCCTCCACCGCGTCGATCACGGTCATGCCGTCAACTTCCGCAAGACAGGCGACCTCGATTTCAAACGAGAATGCCAACGTGCCGGCCTCGTACATCCGCAGGATCGTCTCGCACAGCCGCAGGTCGCGTTTGGGAATACGCGCTTCGCCGATCAGGCTGACGCCGAATTCGTCCGTTGCCCTGGCAAAAGAAAAGAACGAGCCGATCTGCTCGCTCTGAAACTGGCCGGTTTGAGAATCCAGCATATGCGTCAGCCCCGTCGTGTCACCGCGTCGCAGGCGATAGGCGTCGGCGCACTAGGGCAGGCAGGTATATCTGCCGCAGTTGGTGACGATATTGTCAATAAACGCCTCGCTCACCGCATAACCATTGCGGTTGGGGCGGGTGGAAAACATCCGCATCTATACCGACATGTAGATGTCGTTGGACTGCGCCTGCGCTACTTCCACCTGCGAGGCATAAAAGGTTACTCTTTGCATGTTTCACTTCCTTCACAGGCTGCCCTCGGGATTCGATGGTTTGGGCTGTTTTCCCGTCTGCGACTTGAGCGGATCCGACGATCTCTCTCCGTCGTCCATTTCCGGCCGACCCTGCTTGCCCTCGCCATTGTTGGATGCATCCTGAGCGGCAGGGTTTCCGATCGGCGACGTCACGGGTTTCTCCGCCTTTTTGCGTTCCATTTCCTGATCCATATCGTAGCCGTGGGTTTGCAGCATGGTACGCGTGGAGATCACACCCTTTTGCCAGAGATCTCGGCATACTTCCTGGAACTTCTGACTGTCGGTCAGGTCCACGGGCGGGAAAGTAAATTGCGGAATGTTTCCCGGCGCACTATGCGTAATGCTGCCATGTTTACCATTTAATCGCTCGTTAACGCGGTTCATAAGTTCGCAGAAATCATCCCGCGCCTGCTTGATGCGCATTGCAGCTGTCTGCATGCTGACCTGCGCACTGGCAAAGTTGCTCCCATCCTCGGCGCGACCGGAGACGATGATCCCTGATATACCGCCTGCCGAAAGAATTTCCGCATTTACATCCCGGTATTTATCGTCCGAGAACATCTCGTTGAGATCAGGTTGGATCACTTCTGCCTTGCACAGGTGATTGGTTGTCGCCAATGCTGCCCCTGTCATTGCCCGTCGAAACAGCGCGTTTACTGCGTTCAGTTGCGTAATGTCCGGCATGATATCGGATTTGCTGTCACCATAGGTCACATGCACAAACGAGTGAGCGCCCAGGTTTAAAAGCGAGGATTCGTACTGTGCTATCTAAGCCTTGCGGCGAAACGCTGCCAGACAGGTCGCTACCATGGGGATTGCATAGCGCATCCAATCCTCCTTGAGCGACTGCATCACAAAGGTGTTTTCAGGGTTCATCTGCACCCAGTCCGACCCGCTGCTCAGCGCATCCGCCACCTCTGGAGGAAACCCCTCCAGACGCACCTCAAGGTCTTCATCCTCCAGGAAATCCTTGCGTGCCTTTATGCCCTGCTGCTTCATATCGTCCCGCACGGATTTACAGTTGAATTCCTATACTGGCTCGCCGCCGATCATTACATTGGCGATGCGAATCAGGTGTACCGGCAATGTGATGATGTTGCCATCCTCCATGAGGTAGCAATAGACGTTACCGTACTTAAAATACTGGTAAAAGATCGACCGCATCCGGTCTTTCAGATGGATGCGTTCATAGTAGTCCAGGTATTTTGCCTTCACCTGCTCGTTCGCGCCTACAAGCCGAAACTCACCCGAGAGAGCAAATGGCGTATACACGCCATTAATAATCCCTCGAAAGATAGGATCGGCATCTACAAAATAATCTGCCAGTTGAAACAGACTACTGATATTACCCTGCTTGTCACGCAGGATGCTGTCGTAGTCATAGTTGGCGAGATCTCCTGTGTAGGTGATAGCTCTATCGTTATAGGTCATAGTCGAGCGCGTTTCCTCTCTTGCGCCAACAGCGATCTCCGCCATCCTTGTTTTACCGGGCTCGTCTCTCGGCTGAGGGGTTTTTCTCTATTTCTCAAACCAGCCCATACAAATCTCCTCCGTCAAAATATCAGTTTCATGCGATCGGAATGCACAGTTGCTCACAGCTTGCTCACTACACCAATCACCGCGTTCACTGGCTACAGAAGTTTTCGTTTGCGTTCTTCCTCCAGTTCCGCGATAAAACGAACCGCCATGGCAAGTGCGGAATAGCGGTCCTTGTGTTGATTGGTTCGGGCCACCCCGTAAAGCACGGTCCCGCCCGTGCCTGAACGCATGACAATATTGCCCATTTCGATCTGTAGTGCGTCGCTTTCCAGATAGACTGCCTTTTCCGGGAGTGTCAGCTTACGCTCCTTTGCCATATCATCTTCGCTCTCTTCGTCGGTTGCCAATTCTGCAAAGCGCGAAGCCACCGGAAGTTCTAATGTCCTCTGTTCCTACGCAACACGCAGGCAGGAAACCAACTGCTGATTGATTTGTGCATTGGCCTTGACGCTGCGCAGCATTGGCACGGCGTTATGAATGATCGTACGTTCATCATCCAGCGTCCAGGGCGGGTATTCCTTGCCCTTTTCATCCGTCCATGGCTGCGCAAGGAACTGCGGGAATGCATCACCTAATCCGCGATGGTCAAACACAATGCGAACGACCCGTGGAAATCGAGCATACGTCCTGCGTACTTCCTCTGCCAGTGCATCCAGGCGCTTGCCGTGATATGAACGCATATACACCAGCTTTTTTAAATACATTCCGTTCTCCAACTCGATAAGCTTAACGATGCAAACCACCGCGTTATCTGCCGTACGATCACTGGATGTGGCGAGATCCACGCCCATAATGTAATCCGACGAGCTGTTTATCGGCTGAGCAAGTTCTACACGTTTGAGAATGCGGCATCCCTCTGTCAGATCGTAAGGAAACATACTGCCCGATTCTGCGCCTACAAAAACACTGCCGTATTCCATGGCAAACTTTGTTTCTGGTATCTTGCGCTGTTCAGATCGAAAAAAAGCCATGTCTGTAATCCCTACGCGTGCCGCACTGTGATAGTCCAATGCGCATGCAAAGCTTGTCGGATCTCCCTTAGAAAACTCCCTCAGTGCGGCCACAAACATGGCATAGAAGTAATTGCTTTTGAGACAAGCGGAAGTGATTGAGATTGTCTTACTGGCATAGTCAACAATGCCGCGCTGATGGCATATGTCGCGCTTGGTGTTCTTCACCGGAGCGATAACAGCATCCTAATCGTCCGATTTCACTTCAGGACTCTCATCAACGACGACAATCTTTGCACGGTTGCCTCGCATGGTACCCACCGAAAAGCTCTCTATCTTGGATCCGTTTTTCAGTGTACATATGCCTTTGTTGCGAGAAAGCTGCACTGGTCTATGACCATCACATTGGATCTCACGCATGATCTCCGGGTTGCGGATGAAGTAGTCCTGTATTTTCTTGACGATCAGCGTCGCTTGCTCCGCTGTTCCAGACACTACGGCGATCAGGCTGCCAGGATAGAGTACGCCAATAGCAAGGCAACACAGCGCCGTCAGCCACGTCTTGCCATAACCACGGCTCTTAACCACCATGAGCGTATCCGCGTTGCCAAATTGACGCGCAACAACTTGCTGCGTATCCTTGAGCTTAATACCAAAATAGTGCTGGATAAATACATCCTAATGCGTGCGCCAGAAATGGATTTGCATGGCCCACAGCTTTACATTGCGGATATCCCGAATTTGCGTGATCGTCACATAACCACCTGCTCAAGTCCGACAGCTGCCACGGTATGTCTGAAATCCTCAACAATCTTGTCGATATCATCTGGCGGGAAGCTCACAGGCGGCATGTCCAACTCCCCACTCATCTCGATCTTCGTCACAATCGCTCCCAAAGAACCCAAACCTGCCATATCACCAGGTTTGCGCTTGCATGCAGCAAAGTTTGCGCTCTTACTCAGATTATCGAAAATCGCTTGTGCCTTCTCCCACTCAGCAACACTGGACTACCCTTGCCGCATCCGATTGTATTTAATGTCTGCATCCAACGACGCCTTTGCTGCCTTACGAGCATAATCCTGGATATTTTGATTATCCAGCACAAAGCCTTCTTCCAGACGGGCATAGTAATCGTCCAGATAATCAATCTCCCGCTGAGTATAATAACCGTTCCACACTCTGGAATATAACTGTTTTTCAGCTTTCTCCTGCGGAAGACTGGTCTCATCTTCTCCCTTGTCTGCTATTGAAAGAGGACCGTATCCGCCTTCTTCAGTCATATTAGAGACATATCCATATAGGTTTTCAAGATTCATGACGCTAAAAAACGCTCGAACAATCGCTCGGTTTTCCACGGCTTTTCGTCTCTCGCTCGATACATGGACGTCCAAATAAACCGGATCATTTGCAAGGGAATACCTGGCTTTCTTTTCTGCCGCATCATATAGATCACTTGACCAGCGACGATTATTATACCAACAATATGCCTGCAGCGATTCTCTGTCTGTACAATGCTTTATTGCGCATTCGCGGCACCACGCATCGTGAAACGATTGGCTGTCCCATCCGCGGTTGGCATAAAACTCATTTAGAGGCTTGACTTTTCCGCAGCGTACGCACAATTTGCTGGGGATGCGTTTTTCTTTCCGTCTCGAACGCGTGCTTTCAGCTGCCATCCGCTTCACCTCCCAGGACGATCGGGTAAGAACAGCGGCGTCCATAACCACGCTCAATCACAAACGCCAGTGCACCCGGCTGTCCGCCGTATCCCTATCGCTGCGCATAATCATCCATGCCGCAGAGACTTGGCACACGTAAGATCACAGCGTTTCCAGAATCAGTATAACCAGAAATCATTTCTCGCTCTCGATGCTTATGTCCACAGATCATAAAATCAATCCGCTCATTGTACAGCTACATTGCCTGCTTTGCTGCTTCTTCCATTGTCCGCGTGTCTGTATCATGGGACAAAAGAATGGTATACCCTTGTACCCTAACCAACTTCCTTTTACCTGCCTGTTCGTCAACTCTGACTGACTGTACACTTCGCAACCGTTCCGCCATATGCCATAAAATGATTTTTTCCAGGTTTTCATTTTCAAACTCGCCGCGCCGGCTGCCCAGCGGACGAATTTCGGAATGGTTTCCATCAACGCCATAGACCTCAATATCAGCATCTGCTGCAAGTGCACCAATCCAACGAGCCATGTATTCCGAAAATCTCATACAGCTTTCCACTACTCCCCAACGCAGCCTCATGAGTTGATTTGCCCGGAGCATACCGTCCAGCGCGTCACCACATAGCAGTAGCACGATACGCTCAATTTTCTCTTTTTCCAAAATCAACCGCGTCTGTGTCAGCAGGTCAGCCATACGAGCCTCAAAAATCGCAGGATTGTACGCATTGATCACTTCCTCTTTCAAGCCACGAATCGTCCACTCAGCGCCATAATGACAATCCGCAATGCATACAACCAGTGAACGGTGCGAATCTACATTGACGGTACGACCAGGAACGACCTGTATCGTTGGCATGTTCCGTGCGGCTTGAACAACCTCTTCTCTCAACGCCTCACTACGTGATTGCGCACGACGCGCTTCATTGATTTCATTTCTCAGATCCCTCAGTCGTTGCGGGTTATCCTTTTCTAGTTCCGACATGTCTGGGTATAACCGTAGCATCCCGGCATCCGATGCAAGCTTGATTCCTGCGCCCATTTTGCGTAGATGATCAGGATGCAGTCCCGAATCAAACAGTTCTGCAATTTCAGACCAGTCAAGATCAGATGCGCCGGTTACCTTGCTGTACATCTCGCGAACCTATTCCTGCTTGTCCATGCTGCGTAGCACCTCATTTCTTTTCGCATAATTGTACATATTCCGTATCCAGCAAACAGGCGGATTGATCTAAGAACATCACCGGCTTCCCGCCGCTTTCGACGATTAGCACCCTATCCATATCGTATAACTCGCCTTCACGCGTTTGCCGAGGCGCATACTGGACAGCCTGCTCAGATATACAAAATCGCCGTCCACCAAAAACGAAGCAGTTGTCTGTATCCACCGAGACAATATGAATTATACATCCGGGATGTCTTTCTCGGATGCTCTGCAATCGTTGAAAGCGAGTCGCACTTCCCCTTTTTTTCTGTTTCTTTCGTTCGCTTCGCCTTGGTACATGCGCATCAAGCCGATCTAAAAGGCATTGAAATCGCGCTTTCTCTTCAACAGCGTTTTCAAGCGAGTAGCTTCCAGCGTCCAGCAACCCACCTACCCAGGCTGGGCAGGAAGACACGCTGATTTCCCGCCCCCTGTGCTTCATTTCTTCGTGCTCCGTCAGCGTGTCTCCTGGGCCATCCCGCAAAAGAAGATACGCACAGCCATCCAAAAAACGCTTAATTCTCTGTTCAGCTGATCCTGGCTTCCAATCATCACTCATCCAGTGACGCAGGCAATATTGCATCCAGGGCCGCAGCTATATATCTTCCACGATCGCTTGCTTGGATTGGATCGGGTTATAAAAAATCGGCTTTCTTGTGCCGTTTGGCAAAATTATGTCGTATCTTGTGGCCATGGTATCTCCCCCTATAACGTATATGAACCGTTGAATCCACCTGTCAACATTTCGGGTGTTCTCGCAATCACTAGCGTCCCGTCCAAACAACAATCTCCACCCTAATTAATATATTAACCGAGATTTCTGCTTGTCAACATGACCATTCTTAAGCTGCTCATCTGCAAAGCGTCTCCATTGTGCATTGTTGGCTGCAACAATCCGTCTGACCCCATCACGGAACAATCTGCAAACAGCCTGTCTCGAACACCCTCGTTCTTGAGCAATATCAGTTTCCGTATAGCCTTGCATGATCAAATGGACAACCCAACTCTGCTCCTCCGTCATTTCGCTTTGTTCTATCAGTCGGTCTAAATCCAGATAAGTGCAAAGGATTGGTTCAGCAATATCTGACACGCCGCTGGATTCCACCAAGCCGCTATATCCCAGACGAATCGCATAAGCTCTATCCAGCCTTATACGATGCTTGATCTATTCTCTAACAACCCTTTCTTCACTAAGTGGGACGTAATCCCACTCATGCAGGCCACGTCCTTCATTACGAGTTTCCATGTGTACAGATCCCATATTGATCACTCTCCTCAGATTTCATTCAACTGTGCTGTCGTTTCCAACGAAGTCATCCATTCATATTTTTCTCTGCGGCGATCATCTGTTGACAGAGAAGTCAGTCGCCTTATATCCGCCGTACAAATGAGGTTCCTATCCAGCAATTGATATGAAATTGAGCCATTTGGAAGCCTTTTTCGTGGCATCCTGATGTGCCACAATTCTTTGCTAGGACAGCGGCTCCCAACGACGCTCGGGTTTTTCAAGCCAAGAATTCTTGCACATTCACATGCTGGATACAGAATGTTGCCACGATGTTCATACACGATCAGTTTTCCAAAGTTCGGATGATTGAGGACTCTGCCCGCACTTTCCTGATCAATACATTTGCCTTCCAACTGCTCCTCCATGTTCATGAAACCTTCTAACCAGTTCATATGTTCCTGCCATTCTACAGTCAAGAAATGCTGTTTTACTACCGACTGCGGTAGCAGCGTACGGATGGTTTCATGGTAACAGTGGTCAAAATTATGCATGAGATTCTGCAAGGTTACTCGTATGCTTGAGCATCGTGCATCTCCGCGCGGATGCGAAACAAGATATCTCCGACTCTCTGTGCGATATCCACCTTCGTGTTGGTACACTCTCTTTTCCTTCAGAACGGTTACGGTTTCTGCTTCCTCCAACTTCCTAAGTGCCTTTCGAATCGTCACGACGCTGATTCCGATTGTATCGGACAAACTCTTCATGGAAATCCGCTCATGTTTCATACGGTATCTCGCTAACAACAAAAATATCTAACGGCGTGCCGCTCGTGTCGGCTGTGCAAGGATTATTTCCATTTGGTTAGTATAAAGCTAAGTGCTTCCTCTTGAATAGCCGTTTCCAGCGTCATTGAATCGGTCTGAATAGGTCCATGCAATCAACTCATCTATATCTTGATATACCTGGCCAATGGTGGAGCGGATTAGGGAACGATCTTGCTCAGCATACCACTCTTCAAGCCGTTTACGGCAGATTTCTTCAGAACTTCCGTGCACACGCTCGTAAACAGCGATGTTGCGCATAATATTGTGACGCGTACCTTCTTGCACCAGCTTTGTTCCAAGACGTCGGCTTTCGCTAGACGACGTTGGAGCCTTTTCCCGAATTTGGGATGTTTTCATTACGTACTATGTTGGTTTCGAAAACGAAAAAGAAAAAAGTTTCTGCATTTCTCGGGAGTCAAGAGGTTCGATACTTAGCAGGTAATCAGGCTCACAGATCTCTTCCATCGAAGAGATCTCGATAAACCAACATACTTTCCCCGTTCTTGGATGAACTGACAAGGGCAACTTAATAGCAGCCTTGTCTGTTGGGCGAAACTCCACCTTCTTCTGATCCAGGCAGCATTCTTCTATGATATACCTGTACAGGTTAAACAGGATATCCGTCTTTATGGTATCGCCAAAAAACAGTTCGACATGGTATCCCTTGCTCCCACTGAAGGAGCCATAGATCTTCCGGGTCGGTATTCCCATTGTATTCTATCGCTCAGTCAGGTTCCTTGCCGTTTCCTAGCCGCCGTCATCCACATCAAAGCACATGAACTTGCTGCCCTAATTTCCCGCGAATACAGCGACAGCATATTTATGCTCCAAATGGTTGCGAAGTACATTATCACTTAGGTAGCACCAGGAGCCGTCTTTATTTTTTGGTGTAATGATTCTTCCATTTGGCAGGCACAGCACATAGCGTTGCCTGCACGAAATATAAAGCTCTATCTATTTTTTAAGGAGTGCCTCTTTATCGCACATCAAATACCCCCTTTTCTCAAAATGTACAACTCTGGACTGTCTACACAATACAGAAGCCTGTTTTTCTCCATATACAAGAGATGCAAAACCCCTAAAAACTTGCATTCTATAATTTCCAGTCAGCACCTTGTTATGGGTTTCCCATTTATATATAAAGGTGTAGTTCCTCAAGGGTGTAGTAAGTCAAATAATAATCATCTTCCAGGACAATAGATATCTTTAAACTATACTCATATCGGAGAATATCCCCGTCTACTAATGATACATAGGTTCTTTCATATCTAATTGCGCCTAATTCAGTTTCATCGTCTCTGAAAGATCGTCTCGCACCCACGGTATATTGCAGATGTATTTTCCCTCATTCTGCAATCAAATCCTGCATAATGTGCCATATTCCCGATATATCTTCGAACGATTTGCAATATATGCATGTGAAGATCATGACTTCTGGGCAATCAGATGATAAGAACTCAGATCGTATAGCCTTTTCTTTTCTGATATTCCCCGTTCAGTGCTGATGTTCCCTTATGCCGCATGTGCATAAAGCTCTGTGTCGAATGCGCTGAATTATGTCCAACGGCATTCAGACGCCTGCGTCTTTATCTGGCATTATATATAATGTAGAAATCCCTTTTTCAGGATGTCAGATGGCAGGCATAGGAGTTTTCCTGGCTTCAGTCCGTTTTCAGACGTAAAACAGGACATAATATAGCATTATGTCACGTTATTCTGACCTGTTTTTGTCGGTTTCCCATCTGCCAAACCACCATGCAAACAGCTTGCATAATGGGCGCATATTGGGCGGCAATGTGCGCGGCTTATTCGGGAAAACATGTCAAGCATTTTTGCTTGACAATTCTTTTGATGAGTATATATCAAGCGCCTTTTTTTACCCCTTGTCTCTGCCGCTATTTTGCCCTTGCCTCGCGCGCGCACGCGTTATAGGGCAAAGCGCCCAACAAAAAAACCTGTCAACCCGGAAAATTGCACAATTTTTTTTGCGTTGTATCAGGGCGGATGTGCCTGATGGTTTGATAGCCCTAAAAAACTGCTTCTAAAGAGCGCGAAAAACGCGCTTTTTTCGTACTGTCTGCCCTTGCCAAGCATCAAAAAATTCCCGTGCTATGCTTGACCTGCCGAAAGGCGCGGCGACAAACCACGACGGACGGCAGGAACACGGAACCCCACGACGACGAACAGGAGGGATGCATGTACGAGCGGTCACGGCTGATGTGGCACTTGCGAACATAGTCAAGTGTTCGGGCACCATGTGCCAAACATGGCGCGTCAAGTGCAAGGCTTGACAGGTGGTAACTTTAGAACCTGTGCCTATCCCATGGGCGCGATATGCGAGAAAGCGCAAAAAGGCGACTTTGTGGGCGTGGTGGAAAAATTGAATAGGCGTATAGCGGATTCAAGGCGCGACGCGTAGGAATCTTTCACGGTGGAACATAGGTTGCACAGGATGTCCCTGCCCGTGGTATGCCGAATAGCATGGGGTTACTGTCTGTTGGGACAGACCATAGCAGGCGGCAGGATTGCCAAAGGCGGGAACAGGTGGGAATTATGTTCAATGCGGCCCGTTTGTCCTTCGATTGGTGACGGAATCAGCCTGTATCTGTCGGGATGCAGGAATCAGTTTCTTTGAATTTGCTGTACGTTGGGACTTGCCCATGTCGTAGAAAGGGCATGGGCTGTCTGTCCCCACGGTAAAAGTCCGTGGGCTGATGACGGCATGAGCCGAAACAGACAGAGAAGAAAGGGGTATCACTATGTCCAAAACTGCCAAGACCATCGTCAACGCCATGAACACCAACAACGAAAAGCAGGAGGGAATCAGCATGAAGAAAGCAACCAGCAACACCACAAGCGAAGTTATGAACGCTAAAGAGTTCAAGCAGAAGTCCTATGACGCCTACCTTGCCTATGTTGATTTCATCGAAGGGAAGAAGTCTATCTCCGAAACCGTGGATGCACTGTCTCCTCTCATGGCCGCTTATGGCCTGATTCTCACGCTGGAGAACCTCGCCAACCTGCTGACCGTCAAGATGACCGCCTACGGCAAGGACAAGGGCGAACAGGCGAAGAAGGTCAAGTCTATCTCCACGTTCCGCGCTTTTGTCAAGGGCGGTTGGAAGGATGTCAAAGCCGCTCCCGTGCACTCCAACGCTGGCAAAAACCCTGCCGATGTCAAGACCTCCGCGAAGGCCAAAAAGCCCACGAAGGCCGATATGGAAGCCAAAATCGCCGAGCTGGAAGCCCTGCTCGCCGCGTCGAAGTCCGAAGAACAGAAAGCCGCTTGACGCTCTATTCTCCCTGTTGCGGCGGCTCCATCCTTGCGGTGGAGCCGCCTTTCTTTGTCTTTAGCCGCCTGATGAGTCTTTGAAAACTAAGACGAAACGCCCGTATCGGCGTCGCGGTCAGTTGTGAACCTTTGAATACGCTTTATTGCAGACCGTAGAAAGGAGGTCGCTTATCTTCATAGGTTATTCATGCTTCCATGCAACAAAACTCAAGCGACAAAGCAGGCACATGAGCGTCCAAAGCACTTACGACGAACGATTATATGCGAAATTATGAAAGGAGGAATAAGGGATTTGCACATTCGTCAGGTGTAATCTGTATCCTTAGGGTGGATTCTTTTTTTACCCATGTTGTTTATTTATGCTAAATTTTTAATTTTGTATAAATAAATATTTTCATGAAGGGAGGTGCTGGAATTGAAGAAATTCACGCTCTATTGCGGACTTAACGACAAGGATACAAAGCGGCAGGAAATTTCCACGTTAGAAGCTGCAAAAATGGTACGTAATGCTTGCCTGTCATATACGGATGGCGCAACCATCTTTGAAGCTGACGGTATCTATCGGCACGATAATGGCGAACTCATCGCGGAAAAAACACTTCGTGTGGAATTGATGATGGTGGAGCAATCTGTTGTCCGTCGCATTGTGGACACGCTAAAAAGCGTACTTAACCAAGAGGCAATCGCAGTGCAGGAACAAGAGATTTTCTCAGCTCTTTGGTGACACAATGAACCAGCATAACCCGGAAGAAGCCGCAAAGAGCCTATATTGCGGCATCATGCGCGACTTGTACAAAGAAGGTGAGGCAATCCGGACCATCCATGGAAGCCAATATATGTTTCTCTTTACTGGGTTCGGCACAGAAATAACCCGTAATGGAGCGTTTTTCTGTGAGGTTCTGCATGGGTGGGAACTGGAAGAGCTGCTCAACGATGTATTTACAGAGCAGTTTTAATTCATAGCGGAAAATTCCGCAAACACACAAGCACACGGAAAGGAGCATCACACATGGCAAGGTACTTACTTCTCACTGTCCGCAAAGAATCCATCCGCACCTTTCTATCCGGCAAACGGGAGCTGCACATCTTCGGCATTGTCATCCGAATTCAACACGCACATACAAATCAGTATCAGGTTCTTTTGCCAGATAATTCGGAGATCTTCCGCATCGTTGACAAAGGTAACCGGAGGCTGACTGTTTATACGGTATAAGCGCGGCTTTGGTATCATGCAAAGTTTTGGAAAAACTGCCGCTCTTGTTACGGGCGGCAGTTTCTGATTTCAGAAAAAATGGGGGTCGGCCATGGAAAGCTACCAAGCCATGCAGAAGCGGCACCAACAGGAAATTAGCGCCTTTCCGATAAAATGGGCGTTTAACAACGCTCAATTCGAGGAAGGCATGAGGGCCTTAGGCCTTGAGCCAACCCAAACTGACGAGATTGTCGGTATTTCCGGAGGTGGGTTCATCCGCAAATGTGACAGGCAAGCATTTTGGGATATGCTCAAACGGCAGGATAAAGAGCGAAAGACTGCCCTTATGGCGCAGAAAACCAGTAGCGAGTATACCTATCAAATATTCCTGCATGAATTGGGCAATCACGAGTACATCGTTACGGGGGATTTGACCGACACGCTGGACGCATGTGAAATGTGTGACAAGGACATCAATAATGACCCGAAATTGCGAAAAATACTGGCAAGAGCGATAAAGGACTACATGGAGGCGGCAGTTCAATGACAGACAAAAATCAGCATGTTTTGATCCGGCTCATTCCAGAAGGCGAGTGCATCGCGATTCGTACATTCAACCGGGAGATCGGGCGACGCGGGCGCTTTCTTATTATCCGCGACTCGCTACAGAAATGGTTGAGCAGCAATCAGGAGCATGCGTACTATGATATGGATTGCGGAAACATTTTGCGCATCCAGCCGAACGGAGATACTTTGTTGTTCACTATCTTTTGGCTTAACTATTGGGGAAACAGGTTAGGAGGACATACACAGCAGTTTTACATTCCCGAAAGTCTGGTGATTGCGACGCTACGTAACGTTGCGCCTACCCGTTATCTGTATATTCCGCAAGAGAATCGGGCGCGCATCGAACTGCAACACTGCGCCAAAACTATGCGGGATATATGCGCAGATAAGCACATCAAGCGTGCTTTCAGCAAAGCCATGCGTGACTGCTTTCACTGGCGGGGCGATTCTGTCCGGCTGTATTCGGATGGAAGATTTGATTTCTACTTTACCGCGCAGGATGGGCTGCGCGGCGGGTTAATATTACACGAATCCATTATCAAAATGCCCACTGGCCAACATACAAAGCTCTACTATTCGGTACACACATGAAACATGGGACGGGAGGCGCATGATATGGGCTACTATATGGAGCAATTCGATCAAGATTTTAAAATTCTTGCCGCGAACAAACCAGCAGCGTTTGCTTTGTTGAAGCAATGGGAACAGAAAGAGATTGCCAGGAACCCCTCCCTGGGTGAATACCAGCCTCTAGGCAATGCCAGCACACTTGAGGACGCACTCGCAGAACTGGACTGGGAAGCGGAAACTGACGAGGATGGAAATATTACGGGGATGTGCTTTACAGGCGAAAAATTGCACGATGAGGACGTCTGGCTGAGCGCTTTTGCGCCGGCCGTTGAAAAAGGTTCAAGGTTAATGATGAGAGGTGAGGACGGCTTCCATTGGTGCTGGTATTTCAATGGGATATCCTGTGCGGAATATCCCGGCGAGATCGTCTTTCCTGATATGCCTGAGGACTGAAGGAGGGAGAATATCATGAGAAAAGAGCAACTACATTGGTTCCGCGATCAGCGTTATCCGGATCAGCTGATCTGTGAAGAACAAATCAAGCAGGAATACGGAAGTCATATCGTTGACGGCAGCATCGACCCTACGGAAAAAAGTTTTCAGCAATACTTGTTGTCCTGCATGGAAAACCGAGGCGGTACGCTGACTGAAGTATTACCTGAAGCAGAGAACAAAGTGAAATATCCTTTCCTGATCCGTGAAACGCTGACGTTGCGCGTAGATATTGAAGCCAACTCTTTTGACGAAGCAAAACAACAGGTCGAAGCTCTTTACAATGAAGGTGAAGTGAATCTTGATCACAACTGTTTCGCCGGGGTGGAATTCCATCCTTGTTGTTCCTGCTGCAACAATGATTTTGAAGATGACTATGATCTGCGTGAGGTTGATGATGGAACAGAGGAAACAAAGCTCCTCTGTGACCATTGTGTGGCCGACATGGAGGATTCGGGGCTGTTGACACGATGTGAGTGCTGCGAGGAGCTATTTACACCCTCCCGCCTCAAGGTGAATCCGGAAAATGGTTTGCAGGAAATCTGCCCTCTTTGTGGCGAGGTCTGGTGTGAGTAAAGGAGAAGATGTCATGCATGAATGTAGTGTCCACATTATCGTCTACCATGATCCTCAAGAAAACTATGTGGGCATGGATGTCTTTGCCAACTATGATACAGCGCTCGCTTGTTGGACCAGCGAGTTGCAGCGGTGCCGGAAAGCGGATTGCGAAAAAGGCATTGTAGACCTCATAAGAAATGAACCATTTCAAAACCTGTACTTCCGCACAGGTCGTGGTTTTGAGTGTTTTTATCGTAATGAAGTCCTGCAAAATGAAGTTGCTGAGATAAAGGAGGATTGATCATGCCGTTCGGATGGATAGACCCTGAGGTGTTCCTGACGCATGGCGATGTAACGATCTACCATGTCTATAAAGACGATGAGATTGCCCAGGGTCGGCGCGAATATTGGTACACAACAGACCTGTCCGGTGGGGACTATGAGGATCCCTGCTCTTTTGATGTGCGGGATCTTCCGTCTTTTACGCCTGAAAAATCTCATGAGCAAGTCATCATTGAGGCCATCAAAGCCGGAGTCCTTCCACTGTCTGAATCATAATCACTTCAGCAAGGTGTTGAAGACATGGTACCCCTTTCGCGCGAATGCATTTGCGATACTCTGCTGGCAAAGCGCCAGTGCCATGGTCAGTTAAATTAAACTGAAAGGAGATGTTGCGGTGTACGCAGCAACCAAAGGGAAGTACACGCTTCTGGTCCTAGAGGACAGCGATCCAATGAATCCCCGCGAAGATTACGAACCCTTCGGCAAAATGGTCTGCTGGCACAGTCGCTATCAGCTGGGAGATGTGCATGAGTATGTCGATCCAACCGTTTTCCTGCAAGATATGGTCATGTCGTTGTTCAAGGATAATCCTACATTCGTATTTGAATACGTCAAGCGTGGCCAAGCCAAAGAAGTTCGCCTCGAATACGATCGTCGTCTTCGCCAGTGGCATCTGAAGGAGCCCTGTTCATTTGGCAGTGAAATACGCTGGTATAACACCGGCAGTTATAACCGTTTAATGCAAAATAGACGCATTTCCGACGATGCTTTATATGACGTCGTCCACGCGTTGGGCATCACCGATCTGAAGGTACTGCTGTCGCATGTAAAGGGATTTATTCTGATACCACTTTATCTTTACGATCATAGTGGGATTACCATGTCTACATCACCCTTCAGTTGCCCATGGGATTCTGGTCAGGTGGGGTGGATATATTGTATGCCTGAAATGCTCCGAATGGAATTTGGAAGCACTGCAAAAGCAAGCGTCGCTAATGCCAGAGGTATAATGGAGGCAGAAGTCAGGACATATGACTGCTATCTGCGCGGCGAATGCTACGGCTACCAGCTATACCTAAGCGGAGAAGAAGTAGATTCTTGTTGGGGGTTTCTTGGCGAAATCAAAGATCTGAAAGATGATATTCGCGGGAATTTGCCGCTCGAAGCTGCTTCGTTGGTAGACATGCTGGAATATACCTCTGAATCAGAAGCCTCCTATCTTCTCAATCATACTGTGGCTTAAGGAGAACTGATCGTGATAGAAATGACGCGCGATAATATCCGTATCGACCCCGTCTTGGAAGTAGATACAAATTGGAATCCACCCTGTGTCGTAGCCTACGTTGAAATCTGGTTTGATGCCGACGCCAAGTTCGGTACGCAAACGCAGAGCAGAGATGACGCTTGGGTCAATCTGTACGCTATCTACAGTCCCGTGTATCACACAGTACAGCTGGAATATTACGTTGACACAGACACAGGGGTCACAGGGCCATATTCCTATGGCCCCACCGAAGCTGAGAGAGCCCTTATAATGGAGATGATTGAAGAAAAGTGCCAGGAAGTTGAAAAGTGTTCTTGTCTATCTCTACTGCTGATGGAGGGATGAACATGCATTCCAAGATCTTTCAGATCGAAAGCTTTCCGGTTGAGGAAAACTACCGAATTACAGAAGATAATTACATTGGAGACCATTGGTTTGTATATAGTATTGCAGATTATGTAGCCGAAGATGAAAGCCGCGAACATTCATTGGAATGGCTGAAAGATACCCTTTCTTGCGCCGAACCATTTATCGAGTTTTTCTCTGATATAGATGGCTGCGGTTTTATTCTGCTTGATGGGTTTCATGCTGCATATTTCAAAAGAGAGTATGAAGGTTTCATAAACGCGCTGACATCGCTCACAGTCACCGTTTCTCCAGAGGCTTTTGCCATGGGTAATCTTGAGCCGAAAATGTTTGCCCTTAATACTGCCTATGATGACAGATATGGCTTCTATGTGGACTGTGATGACACAGGGCTTGTCACGTTGAACCAATTTCTCCGCCAGGCCAAGCCAGAGATACGTTACTATTTCGGCGGAACAGTGGACTATCACTGTTAATTATTTTTACTATCGAATTGACTTACTTTAACTTACAGGAGGTTTGTCATGGGACAGTACTACATGCCTACTCTTATTTCTGAAGATGGTTCAATTCGCATCCTCAATTCTCATGCCTACGATAACGGTCTAAAACTTATGGAGCATTCCTACATTGGCAACACCTTCGTCAATGCTGTGCTGACTTTGCTTTGGAAAGCTCCTTGCCGTCTTGCCTGGATCGGCGATTATTCCGATGAAGAATACGGCGATCCATACGAAGCAAAATTATCCCATGAAGACTTCATGAAGTATTACGATGTTGTATGGGGAGGGAATTATACGGAATCGCTCGTTCAACCAGAGCCTCGCAGCATCCATACGATGAGCACCAAACGAGGTTATCTTGTCAACCATACGCTGAAGGTTTTTATACCAATCAAAGAATACATAGCGGCAAACATTGAAAAGGGTCGTGGGCGCCTGATAGCTCCAGGTAGAATCGATCCGTTTTACACTTACGATATGTGCTTGCATCCATTGCCCTTGCTCACTGCTTGTGGCAACGGACGTGGTTGCGGAGATTATTGTCGTAGCAGCACAGATTCTGATCTGATCGGTTCTTGGGCATTCGACCTTATTGAAGCGACATCCATACGTCCCGCCGGCTATGAAAGAAGGATTTATCATTTCGCCACAAGTGAGAACGCCGCTTGAACTCTCTATGAGAACCAATGAGTGTCCGCTTATCCAATTCTCATCGTACGAAATGAGGCCCTCTATATGCGAAGAAAGAAAATCGGGATCAAGGATTTTGGTGGAAGCGTGGACATCACCGATCCCTGTTATGATCGGGACGTCTGGTGCAGAATGGACAACATTCCTATCAAAACAGGCAAATACTCATGCTACATATGGAACCAAAAGGAACGTTATGAACTTGATGGTGAACTGCACGTTTCCAATATCGTGGGTATCATCGGAATCTATCTCAACGGCATTATTCCTCCTCAGAAATCCATGAAGAGGATTGGAAGTATCGGTGTTGATGCAGGTTTGGCAGGTTTCTTTCACAACAAACCCGACTTTACAGATGCACAGTGGGCTGCTTTCTGTGACCAGATAAAAGTCGGAGATGCATGGCTTACCGATCTGGGGTTTTTCAGTACATCAGGTCATGGCGACGGTGGATACGATGTGTTTGCCTCCAAAACCAACGGTGATATCACCGCTTTGGAAATCAGATTTGTTTAAGAAAGAGGTGTATCATGGCCAAATGGATCTTAACAGACGCTTCGACCGGCCAGCACGTGATCAAATCCAGCGATAAGCTCGATACCTTTCATTTTGTTGATACCATTATCTTGAGCAGCGAACGATATGCCGTTATTTCTGACACCGTTTCTCTTGAAACCAATGGTGATTATGACGTGTATTCTCATAGTTTTGCCGAGCTGTTTCTTCATCCCTACGGGTATACATCATTTGAAGCCCTGTGCAAAGAATACGGCAAAGATGCCAAGCGCATTTCAGCTGAATGTGTCTTTGAAACGCTTGCATATTCGAGCAAGAGAATCTATGAAGGATCGTTTGAGAACTGCCAAAATTATATTGCCAGCTACGTTGGGAAGGATGAAGCAAAATGAGTTGCCTGCTTTATGAAGTGATTCATCTCCCGGAATGGGAAGCGCCTCCTGCATGTACTGAGGAGGCGCTTATGCATCTTGCCCAGTGGGACTATGGTGAATACAGCTCAGAACCTGTTTCTCAAGGCGAGGCAAAGGGAACGCTTGGGCAGTTTATCGAAAATCAGGACTATTTGCTTGTGCGCGACATCACCGGAGACATGACGCTATACCGAAAATGGTACACCGAACCGTTCAAGAAGTAAGGAGGTCTTCATGATAAGCGTCAAATTGTTGATCAATCAGGAACACAACGGCTTGGAACTGCACTTTCCGGAAAAGCCGGATAGGTCTGTGCTGGCCGCGCTCACCAATGCCAGATGGCATTATCACCGCGTTAAAAAATGCTGGTATGCCAAGCACAATGACACGAATATGGCTTTTGCCCAAAAATTGCTTGGTTCTGATCTGCCAACCACTCCTTCTCGACTCAATGAGTCCACAGCTTTCTTTCCTGCTTATGATACCGTGGATGGCATCCCTGTTTGTCATTCTTCCGAAGTGTCTTGCTGGGAACAGGATGAAGGGTACTTTCAAGATATCAACGCCTATATCGAGGTGCGTGTTCAGCGTATCGTAATCATCGACCTCACCGACGCCTTGCTGCCCGGAAAAGCCTGCAAGAAGATCGTTTTCCAACCGAAAGACGAGTATTCGCCCTACGTGATGCACGCTGGCCTTGATACGTTTCGGGCAGTCTATGATAAGTTTTTTGTGCGTGGTGAAAAACCTGAGATGGATTGTCACATTTGGCAAAGCGATCTCAAATCCTCCAGAGTCTTTTCTCCTTTCCGCAAGATCAAGCCGATCCAAGCACCTGAAAAGTGGACTTTACCGCATGTCTGGAAAGCCATTCTGTCCGGACAAATCTACATGGGGCAATGCGATGGACGCTATACCGACGACTACGCGTACGATGCGGCTGTTGATTTCAGGTCCGGAATGGAGCTGCACCTGCCTTCCTTTGCCAAGGAACTGATCGAAGATCCCTCCGGATGGCATGTCTATCCCAGCAGTAAAGGAAAAGACGGCTTGGTGCAACTTTCTGTCAACTGCCACAGCTTTAATATGAATACCCTCCATTATGATGAGGCATGCAGCTGGGCGGACAACATTCATCGCCAAAAGCAGCGTGAACAGGAGCGGATGCAGCATAATGCAGACCTGGAAAGCCGGAAGCTGTCCTCCCAGGAGGTCGAGAAGCTGATCGGAGATCACCAGCTTATTGATGTCGAGTATCTCAATGAAAATAACAATACAGATAGGTATGAAGTTGAGAGCAAGCTGATGCTGCGAAAGAACCTGTTTCATCTCGATAAATTGTCGTATCCGGTGATTGCTGTCGTTCCTCATCCCATTGATGACGCAGCATTGTTTGAAATCAACTGCGCGTCCGAGCTTGAATCTGATGCTCGCATCATCATGACCTCAGATAGCTCTGTTGTCAGCGGCAAAGCGCTCAAAGAGCTTCTTATCCAGAGCACGACATCTGATCTGATCCGTGAAGTCTGCGTTCTTCATCAAAACTGGCAGCAGTTGAAAGAGGAATTGACCAATTGGCGCGACGGTCGGATCATGCGGCTACTCTCTCCTATCCCGAAAGAGCGTTTTGTCAAATCTCTTGCACGTTTGGAAAAAGAAAAGGATCGTTGCTTGAATACTTCCTCTCAAGGAGGTGACGTCTTTGCCCGGCCATGAAGAAACTTTTGCCGGTTACATCGGCCAGATTGTTGTTAGCCATGAAACAAACTATCTTTGTGTCGCTCTTGAGAACGATACACTATTGCTTTTGCAATTGCTCGATAATGGAACACCGCTGCAATTCATAGTCGCTCATCATCCTGATCTATACAATGAAGAACTTGTATGGAGCAACGGTGACTATTTTTCCTTCTTTGCATACCACAGCAGCGACGCACCCATTGCACAAGCCCTGCGCGATTCGGGACTTGCCATGGGTGGGGGCAAGGAGTATGCAGCCATGGTGGATGATGAACTTGGAGCACGCTGCGCAGGCATATTCACGCAATATAACACAGCCTGTCATCTATTGGAATGTTTGATTGCCAAAGACGAAACTGTTCGTGATCTCATCGGTCAAAGCGGAAACAACAGGCTTACCCTCTCTGAGTACAAACGTCTTTTCGATCAGTATTCACTCGAAAATGCATACTGGATCGAAGAAAAAACAATGAATCAAGTGAGCATGTCTTAAGGAGGTAAAGTTGCTGTACTGCACCCAATATAATCAGGCCTATCACGATTATATCATTCAGCGCGATGCACTGGATACCAGAATCGAAATTAAGCAACAGCAAATGAACCGTCTTTCTACCCAGATCAAAAAACTGAAGCAGAAAAAGTGCGCTCTTGTCTTTCCCAACTGGATTGATTCCGTTCTTCGCCCCTTGGCAAAGGATTTGGAAGCATATCTGGGTAAGCCTGTAACTGTATCGGGTCCCTTTGGACTGCGTGCAGAAGCTCTACTGCGTGTCTACGATAGCCAGGAAGCTCAAACCATATCTGCATATCAAATTCTAACGGTTGTTCCGGATTTCAGCAGGGATACGCTGGAATTACGCTATGACACCGGCCGTATCATCCGAGATTGTCCGCCCGGCTCTATTGGTGCCATCAATCATCTCGACAACGAAACGCTACCGCTTCCTGGTGCGATCCCAGAAATAGCTGTGCTTCTCACGCACCACTAATCGCTGAAAGGAGATGCAAACGATGAATTCCATATCTGAGTCTACCATCCTAGCGTTCCTTGCTGATCGTAACGTTTCTGAATTGGCCTTTTCCTTTAATGGGTGGAATCATTGTCTTTTACGCAGCTATTATGATGACGAAACGGATTTCATTTATATGTTGTCAGGATACAGAGATACTCACGAGTTGAACGAGAAGGCTAAACTTGCCGGGATCTACAGCCATATCCACAAAGCTTTGTTTGCTCCTTGCTATGATCTTGCCCGGATACTTCCGACAGAAGACATATCGCTTCAACAGATCGCTCATCGTCTCGAATCGCTTGCCACCGAACGGGTTATTTTAAAAGTGGATGGCAAGCCGGTTCCCGAAACTGACGCGAGCGCGGCTCCCTGTTATGACAAGGATTACTATAAGCAGTACAGGCTTGAAGAAGAAGCCAGATACTGCTTTTATCATCGGTCAACCCCGGTTTTTGATCCTGTTGTAAAAGAGGGAAATCCATCCTCACGCTTCTATGTGCAGGCCATCAATCATCCTGACACACTCGTTGAGCAGATGGCTGATGAATACATCATCAAGAACGCTAAGCGCATCAACCAGAGGCTTTGGGAACTGGCGCTTCTCACAGACAAGCTTAATGAGATGGAGACAACTCCAGGTCAACACCATCTTCGCCGACAGATAGCTGAAAGTGTCGATCCTAAAACCATGAAGATGGTCGCGCTTGAAATTATTAAGGAGGGTAAGAGCATGTCCTGCAGAATAGCTGCCTCTGCATTAGCTCGCGCTGATGATTCCGATTACTCGCTATGGCAAATGGATGCTACCGGCCGTGCTTCGTTTGTAACGCTTTATGGCAATTGGGGAAGGCTTTTTGCTTCGGATATTCATCAGATCAGCTATAAGAAGAAGGTATTGTACAAGCATCAGGTCCAGGCTTGACTGGTCTGTTCTGCACCCTGGATATGATAAGGGCAGTGTACGGAAGAATCTTGGTTGAATCATGATGATTACCAGTTGATGCACCGCGAGATACCATACACGCTGCGATCTCCCTCAGGATGTTTCTTACGCTGGGAAAGAGTAGCTCTGCATCTGCTTGTCAAGCCGCCAGACATTTCTGGCGGCTTGACGTATGAGCCGCTGACCACAGGCGAATGGAGTTACCTGCTTTTCTCCTTGATTTCCCGCCAGAAGAATGGTAGAATGTGATTAGATAAATATCAGGAGGTTGATATCCATGAGCGAATTCCGCACTCCCAGTGTGCTGACAGTAAAACCATCGACCGCAATCCGCTCAGACTATAAGGGCTTTTCTGAACTGTGCCATCAAACCGACGACCCTATACTCATAACCAACAATGGAGAAAACGATCTGGTGGTTATGAGTCACGAAGCGTTCTGCCGCCGGGAAGCGTGGTATCGCCTACAAATGAAGCTCGCCGTTGCTGACCGTCAGATTGCAGAAGGCAAGCTGACAAGCCATGAATCTGTCATGCAACGCCTAAAGGAGCGGATTGAGAATGGCTGACTTTCGGATCCGCTATGCCCAGCGGGCTATTGATGATCTTGACGCAATTTTCGATTATGTTTGTTTGGAAAATCCTGTTGCGGCAGAAAAGCTTCTGTCCGTTTTCGATAACTCCATCAGCAGACTACAATCTACCCCTTATATAGGTGCTGCCTTGCGAACAGATCAACCTATGTTTGTCGCACAAGGCTATCGGTATTTGGTTGTTTCGCCTTACTTGGTTTTCTACCGGGTCGATGGACACGACGTCTATATAAGCCGTATTTTGCACAGCCGTCAGGACTGGCTCTCTCTTCTCTTCGGCTTTCGATAAATGCATTTATCATATACGATTTGAGAGATCCTAAGCAAGAACCTTCTGTAATAGCCTATCAGTACGGATGCCATAAAACAAGAATCAAACAAAAATTCACCATCCCTTCTTCTGCAAACCGCCAGCTCCGCCTGGCGGTCTTTTCTTTCACAGAATCATAATATGAATGGAGGCTGTGTCATGATGTTTTGGGAAATCGAATCAGTTACCGGATACACGCCCATCACGACCTTTTGGCAGGATTTTTCCACAGCTGATACGTTTGGAGTTGACGCGGTACAGGATACCTATAGCCGTGCCTTTCAGGAATGGAAAGACGACTATCAGTATCTTACCGAGCTTGTCCTTGTTCTAAACCACAAGATCTGGCAGCATTATGAGCACAATGACGCTCTCGCTCAAGTCTACGATTCATTATGGCGGAAAGCAGATCAATACGCCGCAAATACTCTGACCGGAGATGAACTCCGCTATTACTATGAGGTTACCGATTGATCTGTCAATTATCTTCTGACAGTGCTGCTGCAAATACGCAGCAGTCTGTTTTTATGGAGGTACATATGAAATCCATCACACTAATCACCTCTGACAGACTGCTGGAACAATTTCTTTACGCCCATCGGATTTCCTTCGATTCGCAGCACAAGCGAAACGGCAAAACCAATTGGCACTATTCCGTGAACGCAAGGCTATTGGATGTGCTCCATGAATACTTTGAGCTCTGTCAGGAGGATGAGAGCCATGAAGACACCCATCGCATTCTTTGAGGCACAGCTTGATGCCGAAGACAAACGACCGGCAACCGTTCGTCAGTACGGAGACTTTCTGCGCAGGTTTGAGCGTTATCTGGACGAAAACTACCATCTAAGCTTGTCACGCGAAGATCTGCAACATATTTCTGGCATGCATTTGTCTGCATATCTCCAATGGCTTGCTCAGGAATATGAGATCAGTACCCGCAATAATTACGTGGTAATTCTCAAACGCTTTTTCGGATATATGGTATCAATCGGCGAACTCAGCCAGGATCCGTCCCTTGTGCTGCATTGCATAAAGGAGAAGACAACCCCCAAAACGATTGAGCGCGACGCTGGAAAGCGGTATTCAACAGGGGATATTCAGCTTCTGCTCAAAGCTCTCCTCGGTGCCAGACCGCGCCGGACGGATTTACGTGACGCCGCGATTGTTGCTTTGATCCTCGGCAGCGGACTGCGGGCGTTTGAAGTCTGTGCGCTCAACATCTATCAGATGGATCAGATTCGCAAAGGAACACTGTTTTGTCTGCGCAAGGGCGGAAACTGGACTCACGTTAGCGTCGCCGGCTTTGTACCTGATTATATCGACCGGTATCTTCAAAGCCGTGGCCCTGTCGAATCTGACGCGCCGTTATTTACGTCACAGAAGGGAGGAAGGCTTGATCGCAAGGCTCTTTGGAGCTCGCTTGCATCTAAGCAGTCACGGTTGAATCTTAAGACCGGTGTACATATTTTTCGCCATACACTTCTGACTGCCATTGATCAGAGTGGAGGCTCGGCACTGGCCCGTGACATTGGTGGTCATACGAGCGTACAGGTTACCAACCGATATGTACATTCCAACATGGAGGAACGATTGGAAGCGCTAAACAGCACCGTCCTTGCCAAAAGCCTTGTTGCCTCCGCCAGATAATTGTCCATGAGTCATGGGTTTCCCTTTCCGTTTCCTTATTCATTTTTTTCCTGGGGCAACGCGCATGTTCTGGCAGCATAAACTGCTTCATTGTGGGTGAATCCATGCACTGTTATAATCATGCGCGTCAACGTTACTGGAAGCAAGCGCCTTTTCCCGAAATCTTGTTCGATCCAGTGCAAAGAAATCGAGAAAATGCCTGTCTTGTAAGCGAGATAACAATCGAAACGGAGGGAACGGCATGGCAATTCAAATTCAAAAAGCCAAACGGCAGATGGCACGTCTCAAAATCGGCGTTGCGGGCAGTTCTGGCAGCGGCAAGACATAGAGCTCGTTGTAGCTCGGCTATGGTCTGATTCGCGCTCAGTATCCAAGCCTCACTGATGAAGCCATTTGGGAGAAAATCTGCGTCATCGATACAGAAAACGGATCTGGCAGTCTCTATGTGGGTGCAACTGTCGGAGGTATACAGGTTGGAGAACATTTGACCATCCCTCTGGAAGCACCTTTCAGCGCAGCACGTTATCTGGAGGCTATCGAAGCGGCGGAAGATGCGGGTGTTGAATTCCTCATCATTGACTCACTCTCTCATGCGTGGTCCGGCGAGGGTGGTCTGCTGGATATGCAGGCCAACATCGCCAAGCGCAGCGGTAACAGCTATACGGCATGGCGCGATGTGACTCCGCTTCATAATCGCTTGGTGGATAAGATTCTTCAGTGCCCCATGCATGTAGCAGCCACGTTGCGAACCAAAACAGAGTATGTCATTGAAGATAACGGGAATGGCAAGAAGAGTCCCCGTAAAGTCGGAATGGCTCCCGTCTTCCGCGAGGGATTGGAATACGAATTCAGTGTATTCTTTGAGCTTGCTCAGGATCACAGTGCAGTGGCAACCAAAGACCGAACCGGCCTGTTTGATGGACAATACTTCGTAGTTACCCCGGAGACAGGCTCCAGAATCGCCGGATGGCTTGGCGGTGCAGCTGACAAACGACCCTTATCCCCCAGCCATAATGAAACGCTATCGTGGGAAGAGCGTGTGGATCAGTTGCTTAAAGCACGCTGTACCGGCCTTGCGCCAGAACAAAAGGCGCAGGTGGCATCGCGGCTCAAAGAGATTGCTGGTACCGCAAACTATCGGACGATAACAGATGAAGCGACCCTTATGGCCATTTACAACGCATTTAAGGAGGAAAGCGTATGAGCATCAACAAACTGACTGCCACAGGCAGACTCACGGCTGATCCTGTTCTTTCATCGGTCGGAGACTCCAATTCAGCATCGTTTACGCTGGCCTCTGACACGCGGGCAAAAGACGGGAATGGCGAGTATATCACGAATTTCTATCGCTGTACCGTCTGGCGCCGGCTTGCGGAGATTGCCGTTCAGTATTTGCACAAAGGGGATAAAATCACGATCTCCGGTGATCTGTGCTTGCGCCCGTATGTCGACAAGCAAGGAAATCAGCGGCTTTCTGTTCAGGTGAATGTTTCGGACATCGATCTACCTGCAAAAACGCAGTCCTCATCCCGAACCCCGGCACATTCTGCGGCGGATGATGAGTTGCCCATCTAACAAAAGGAGGCCCAGATATGTAGCTAACACCGGTTGAAGAACGGGAATTCCTGCTTTCCCATGAGTCTAGTTTGCGCTTTCTTGTGCTTGGATATCGACGTCGCGCAGGGAATCGGAAGCCGGATGATACCGAGGATCTGATGCAGGAAGCACGGTAGGCACTATGGAGCCGCTTGCGCGCAGCGCCCTCCATGGAAGAAGCAGAACGCTATTACTTCAATATTCTGCGTGCCCTCCAGTCTCATGTCAGGCGCATGGCTCCACTCCATTGTTCTGAAAAGAAATTTTCAAGCGTCATTCGTTCAATCTGTATCCTTCCGGTTGAACACCTGGAAACGGTTGAAACAGGTGCAGAGCTTGAAACCATACTAACCGAGGCAATCGATGTCCAACGTTTTCAGCGTTCACTGCATCCATTGGAACAACAGGTTCTCCAAATGAAGCTCGACGGCTATACCCAGCGGGAAATCGCAGCCAGCAACAACATCAGTGAGAGCCAGGTATCTCGTATCCTTAAACACATCCGCCACAAATATCGGTCTAGTCTGGAGGACTCCGAACATGCTAACTGATATCCTGCGCTTTGCTTCGAATCATCTATCGCCTTACAAAATACGTGGAGATGAATTGATTCCTGAGTTATGCCCCTTCTGTCACGGCGGTCAAAATGCAGACCGGCATACATTCGCGCTTAATCTGACAGACGGCGTGTACGTCTGTAAGCGTGGCAGTTGCAGCGCGCGTGGAAGGTTCGAGGATCTGGCGACGCATTTTGGGGAGCGGGCGGAGTTTCTCCGCCCCATCTCCAAAGGGAGAAAGCAATATGTGCTGCCTAATATCAGGCTCCAGCCCCGAACCGACGCCATTGACGCTTACTTCGAAAAGCGAAAGATCAGCCGTGACACATTGGACGCCTTCCGTGTCAGCAGCGACAGAAACGGGATCATCGTCTTTCCGTTTTATCGCGATAATGTGCTTGAATATGTGAAGTTCCGCACGCCGCAAAAACCACAGTCAAATGAAAGAAAAGAGTGGCAAACCGCTGGTACTCGTCCGATTCTCTTTGGCATGGATATGTGCTCCTTTTCACAGCCTTAGGTCATCACAGAAGGGCAGATAGACGCCCTCTCCCTGTATGAAGCAGGCGTACGCAATGTGGTCTCAGTGCCATCTGGTTGCGCAAACCTTGAATGGATCGATCACTGCTGGGACTGGCTGGAGAAATTTCAGTCCATCATTCTTTTTGGCGACAACGATGAGCCTGGTCGCAAAATGGTGCGTGAGGTCTTACGCCGGCTGGACGAAACAAGATGCAGCATTGTCGAGGAGTATCCCGACCGTCCTGACGGCGCTCCCTGCAAAGATGCCAACGAAATTCTCTTCTTTCACGGCGCGGAAGTTTTGCTTCACACGCTGGATAGTGCCCAGCCCGTCCCGGTTAAGGGTATCATCCAATAGGCGGACATCGTCCCCTATGATCCCACAGCCATTCCTCGTATCAAGACGATGATTCCTGCGCTGGATGAGCTCATCGGTGGACTTGCTGAAGGCGCCATGACGGTGTTCACCGGCAAGCCTGGTCAGGGCAAGAGTACGGTTGCCGGTCAGCTTCTCTTGGCAGCCATCGAGCAGGGCTATTCCGTTTGTGCCTATTCCGGCGAGCTGACCAAGGAGCATTTTTAGGAGTGGATCAACCTGCAGGCGGCAGGCTCAGAGTATATCGGCCTCAAGTACGACGCTGTACGGGATAAGCAAATCCCCTGCATCTCCTATCCAGTACAGGAGCGGCTCCTAGACTACTACCGCGACCGCTTCTACCTATTCGATAACAACGAGGTATTTGAGGCCAACCAGTCCGAGAGCATCCTCAAAGTATTCACTATGGCAGTGCGTCGTTATGGCTGTAAGCTTTTCCTCGCTGATAACCTCATGACCGCGCTTTCCGATTCAGAAGAGGAAACCAAGGCTCAAAGCCGCTTTGCCAACGCACTAAAAAAGTTCGCCACACGCTACCATGTCCACGTGCTATTGGTGGCACATCCCCGCAAAGTCAAAGCCGGAGAAAGATTAGGGCAGGACGACATTGGTGGCAGCTCTGCCACCATCCGATTAGCAGACAGTGCAATCGTAGTAGAAAGGCCCAACCTGCGAATCCTTAAAAACCGCGAGGGTGGGTTATGTCGACTCATCGAATGCTGCTACTGCCCGGATAGCCGTCGAATCTATCAGGCAGACAAAGGCGATCTGTGTCACTATTCTTGGAATCAAGAAGGGATAATAGCTCCTGTTCCGCGCGCAGACAGCCTGCCGGAGTATGCTGTACGCATGGCTGAGACATCTCAGCCATTCTAAGAATGACGAAGGAGATTTGTCATGTGCATCATCCCAGAAGACATGAAATGGAGTTTCTCAAAGCTTCAGTAGTTTGATCGGTGTCCGCTGTCCTTCAAGCTCCAGTATGTCGACCGCGTGTCTCAGGAAGGAAATGCCTATGCTGAGTACGGTATCCATTGTCACAATATCCTTGAACGCTGGGCAAAGGGCGAGCTCATGTCCTTTGAATTGTCTGAAGCGTATGAGAGCGAATACGACCAGGCAGTCAAGCACAGCTTTCCACCCTTTCCCCGCGAACTGGCAAGCAAGTATTTCGAGGAAGGTCTTGCCTACTTCAACGCCTTTGACGGCTTTGGCGAGCAGGAGATCCTCTCCGTAGAGGATCGGTTTGAAATCAACATTCAGGGAAATCGGTTCGTGGGCATTGCCGATTTGATTTTGCGCGACAGAAACACTGGCGCGATCTCCGTCATCGACCACAAGTCAAAGTCCATGCAGTCGCTGATGAAAGACTTGCATGCCAACAAGCGTCAGCTTTATCTGTATGCGGCGCACGTCCGGGAAAAATACGGCATATATCCCACCCTTCTTCGCTTCAATATGTTTCGATACAACAAATGGGTCGACGAATTCTTTGATTCTCAAGCCTATAGCGAGATGCAGGATTGGACGGAACAGACAATCCACCGCATCCGCAGCGAACGAGATTGGCAGGTCTCTGCATCGGGTTATTTCTGCAAATTCATTTGCTCGGTACGCGACCATTGTCCAATTGGAGAAACCATCATCAACAGCAGGAGGCACAAATGATCTATCAGAACTATCATAAGCACGATGATTTCTCCAACCTCATGCTGACGGATTCCGTAGCGACGTTGGAGGATTATGCCCGACGCGCCAAGGAATTGGGGCACTCCATCTTATCCTCCTGTGCGCACGGCACACAGGGCAATTACCGTCAGTGCGCTTTGATTGCACAGAAGTATGACCTAAAATGGCGTTATGTGGCCGAAGCATACTTCGTCAGGAATCGTCGTGAAAAAGACAGTACCAACTGCCACATCATTTTGGCAGCCAAAACGGAGAAAGGTGTTTACGATCTGAACTTTGCGCTCTCCGAAGCCAACCTCAGCGGTTATTATTACCGTCCGCGGGTAGACATGGAACTGCTGCTCTCCTTCGATCCGAAGGATGTGTTTGTCACCACTGCCTGTATCGCAGGTGTATACAAATATGGCCTGCCCGAGGCAGAAAAACTGATTCAACGGCTCTATAGGCACTTCGGTACGTCCTTCATGCTCGAAGTGCAGTACCACGACACCGAAAAGCAGAAGAAGATTAACAGCTTCATCCTCGGGTTATACCGCAGATACGGTATCCCGCTGATTTTCGGTGCAGACAGCCACTTCATTCTGCCCCAGGATGCTGCGCTGCGCGATCAGCGTCTGGAAGCCAATCACATCAAATATGAAGATGAAGATGGCTGGTATCTTGACTACCCTGACGCTGAGGAGGCCATGCGCCGCTTCCGTCGACAGGGCGTGCTCTCGGAAGCGCAGATCACAGAGGCCATGGAGAACACCAATGTGTTTCTTTCCTTTGAGGACGTGACCTTTGACCGTTCAAAGAAGTTGCCGACGATCTATCCAGAGTTGACACAAGAGGAGCGCAACCAGAAATATCTGGACACTGTATATGCCGAGTGGGCTCGCTATTCACAGGGCATGAGTGAAGCGGAGAAGGAACCTCGGCTGGAGGGCATCCGCTACGAGACGGAGGTTGTGACCTCCACCAACATGGCCGATTACTTTCTGCTAGACTACGCGATTGTTAGCCGCGCCAAAGCCATGGGCGGCGTTATCACCCCAACAGGGCGCGGTTCCGCCGTCTCCTATTTCACCAACATGTTGTTGGGTTTTTCCTCTGTAGACCGTTTCTCCATTCCTGTTGAGATGTATCCAGACCGCTTCATCTCCACTGACCGCATCCTGTCGGGCAACCTCCCCGATATAGACCTGAACGTCGCCAACGAGGAAGTGTTCCAGCAGGCGCAGGCCGAGGTTCTCGGCCCTTGGCGCAGCGCACCCATGGTAGCGTTCGGTACGCTTAAACGTCTGTCCGCATGGAAAATGTACTGTCGGGCAGCAAACGTGCCCTTTGAGCTTGCCAACCGTGTTGCTGACCAGTTGAAAGCTTATGAGCAAGCCTTGCGCTACACAGAGGAAGATGTCCGAGATTCTATCCAGATCACAGACTACGTACCGAAAGAGTACTGTGATCTCATTGTTCGCTCAGAAGCATACATGGGCATGGTCGACTCTATTGCTCCTCATCCTTGCGCCCACCTGCTATGTAGAGAGGATATTCGCCGGGAGATTGGCATCATCCGCCTTAATGGCAAAGGCAACAAGAAAAAGAGCCTCTATGCAGCATTCATCGATGGTGCGACTGCTGAAGCGTTTGGCTATTTGAAAAATGACTTGCTGCATGTGGATGTGGTCAAGATCAATCGCGAGGCTTTTGCTCATGCCGGGTAGGATATGCCGGGCGTTAGCGATTTGCTTCGGCTGACAAGAGATGATTCTGCAACCTGGCGGATGTATGCTGAGGGTTTCACGATGGGTCTGAATCAGGTTGAACAAGAAAAAACGAGGGAAAAGGTCATGCAGTACAAACCAAAGAACATCACAGAACTGGCTTCGTTCGTTGCCGCCGTTCGACCGGCATTCAAATCCATGTTGCCTACCTTCCTTGCCCGAAGGCACTTTGACTACGGCATTCCTGCTTTTGATCAGCTGATTCAGACACGAGACATGCGCTCAAGCTTCATCCTTTTTCAAGAACAGACCATGAAGACGCTACAATATGCGGGCTTTACCTCATCGGAATCCTACGCCGCTATTAAAGCCATCAGCAAGAAGCATCCCGAAAAGGTATTGCCGCTAAAAGCGCGATTCATTGAAAACTTCGGAGCAAAAACTGATGCACAGTCCGCTGAGAGAGTCTGGCAGATCATTGAGGACGCTACCAGCTATGGCTTCAACAGCTCCCACGCAGTCTGCGTCGCCTTGGATTCCCTCTACGGCGCATATCTCAAAGCTCACTTTCCATAGGAGTACTACGTTACACTCCTTGCCAGTTACGCAAAAAAAGGTGACAAGGACAGAATTGCCGCGGCCAAGGACGAAATGCGGCGGAGCTTTGGGATTCGCATTGCTCCGTGCCAATTTCGTCAGGATAACCGTGACTTCTGCGTGGAACCTTCTGTCAATACGATTTCTGATGCTTTAACTTCCGTAAAGCACATCAGCAGGCGGGTAGCAGACGCACTGTATCAGATGCGTGGGAATACTTACGACTATTTCATTGATCTCCTCTACGATATGGAGATCCAACCGGCATTTGATGCTCAGGTTGTTGAGATACTCATTCGTCTCGACTATTTCAGGGAGTTCGGTAAGATGGGCAAGCTCTAGAGACTCTTTCATGAATTCAGGGATGGCAAATTCCGCGTCTCCAAAGCGCATACAGACTCTACGCGCGAAAAGCGGTTGAGCATTTTGCGCAGCATGGAACGAGAACTGGCTGACGAAAACATTTCCGCCTATGAACGACTGCGCTTTGAGATTGAGCACTGCGGCACACCCATATCAACCTTTGCTGATCTCAAGAATGAATATGCCGTTCTGGATATTGATAATCGTTTCAGCCCCAAGGTGCGCTTGTACAGCATCGCCACCGCCAGAATTGGCATAATGAAAATCCGAAAAGAGCTGTTCAAGCGTCTTCCCCTCAATACCGGTTCCATTTTGCGGCTGATCGACTGGGAGAGAAAGCCCTGTTACCATTTTCTCGATGGTAAAGCCAGGCCCGACCACGATCGTTCTGAGCTTTGGCTCACAAGATATGAAATACTTGTGTGAGTCAGCCTTGAATTCCGGATCTCCCGGAATTCATGTTCGGGAGCGTGGCGGAATTGGCATACGCGGAAAGCTCTAAACTTTTTGCCTACGGCATACGAGTTCGAATCTCGTCGCTCCCACCAGACGTTTTGCGTCACGACAAAACGGCCAACGAAATCAATTCCTATGAATCAGGAGGTGAAAATGTGAGTACTCCCCCTTAGAAATTCATCCATGCCGGCTTTGGAAACGTGGTTTGTGCCAATCGTATCGTGTTGCTGATGAATCCACAAACCGCCAGTGCACGAAGACTGGTAAAGGCTGCTCGAGAAGCAAAGCAGTCACATTATGTGGACATGAGTTTTGGTCGTGCAACGAAATGCCTTATGCTGTAGGATGACGGCACGTAGGTCGGCTGCGCCTTGACCTACCGAACGCTCATGTCCAGATTGAATACTGAAATCACAGAGCTTGATGAACTGGAGGAAAAAGAATCATGCGCATCATCCAGCAAACCGTAAAGATCCTAACCCCCTGCAATGGCAGCGAAGTTCTCCAGCAAATCGAATATGCCGGTAGAACCTGTTATGCCTCTCAAAGAAAAATCACCGCAAACAGCGCACCGGCCTTCGTTCGCTCGCTGATCAAGCGCGGGCATATGTCCCCTTTGGAATTCGGCGATATGACCGCTGAATAGATCACTTCACGCGATGTCATGGCAGAGCTCACACGTCACCGGCTTGCCAGCTTCTGCATTGAAAGTCAGCGGTACGTTTGCATGGATGGCGAAATTGCCTTTATCCGTCCCGCCTTCTTCAAGGAAACAGATACCGCGTCCAGATTCTGGGCCTTCAGCATGGAGGATTCCGAAAATGCTTATCGCTACATGCTTCGCTGTGGATGCCGCCCCGAAGACGCCCGGAAAGTGCTTCCCAATTCAACCGCAACGCATATGGTTGTGAAAGCCAACCTTCGACAGTGGAGGCACATGCTTTCGCTGCGTACAGGAAAGGGTGTATATCCCGAAATGAATCAATAGATGGCGTTGATGCTCGCACAGGCAAAGGCGCATATCCCTGTGGTCTTTGACGATCTGGAGGTAACTCCATGATGACGCTTGGTTCCCTTTTTTCAGGAAGCGGCAGTTTTGAACTGGCGGGTTTGCTGAATGGCATTGTTCCAATCTGGGCTTCTGAAGTTGAACCCTATCCCATTGCCGTTACCACCAGCCGGTTCCCTCAGCTGGTGCATCTCGGGAACGTCACCAAGGTTCATGGAGATCATGTCGCTCCTGTCGATGTGATCACTTTCGGCAGCCCCTGTCAGGATTAGTCGGTTGCCGGAAAGCAAGTCGGTCTCCATGAAGGGAAACGAAGTAGTCTCTTTTTTGAGGCAATACGAATCATTAAGGAAATGAGGGGTGCCACCAATGGCCAATACCCAAAATTCGCCATCTTCGAAAATGTTCCCGGGCTCTTCTCCTCTGGTAAAGGAGAAGACTTTCGCGCCGTGCTCCAAGCGTTTGTCGCCATCTGCCATGATACCTTTTCTGTTCCTGAACCTCCAAAAGGAAAATGGCTGCGAGCCGGAGAGATCCTGGGAGATCATTTCTCCGTCGCATGGCGCGTTTAGGGAGCGGAATACTGGGGCGTGCCCCAAAGAAGAGATCGTATCTACCTTGTCGCAGATCTTACAGGCCAATGTGCCGGAAAAATACTATTTGAGCAGCCGGGCTTGCGAGGGTATCTTGCGCAGAGCGCAGCGCAGGGGCAAAGAGCTTCCTCCGATGCTACGGAAAGCTTTGGAGGAGACGATGACTTTCTCAATGGATCAGGGATAAAGAACGGCAGCATCACTCAGTCGATATGTAACGAATCCGGTCAGGGTTACTGGATGACTGGCTTTGGATGTCTGCGTGCGGAAGGCGAGAACCGACCTTCACGCCCCAGTCACCTGATATGCTTTGCTCAGAATCAACGAGATGAAGTGCGTGACCTCGGACAACAAGCCGGTGCCTTAGCAGCAGATCCAGCTGCAAAGCAGCAGTCCTATCTCGCATATACCTCGCAAAGAAACGAAAATGCACCCTCCTCATGTTATCAGGTAACAACCGGGGCGTTATGTGCAGCAGACTGGCGTGGTCCGAGCCGTCAGTATGTGCAAGCCGATAAGCTGATTGTTAACCCCCTGTGCACAGATGCAAGGGGATATGGGGACAGCCATGTATGCTCAACGATGACCGGCAATCACGAAAGTCGTATTTCGGACTATACAAGTATTATCGCTTATGGCGGTGAACGCGCTGAGACGCTGGACGCTTCTTACTATAAGGGACCAGGAGCACGCAATGGCAAGGAGCGCGAGTTTCTCGCCGAAAAACGGCGAGGGCGCAAATACATAGTACGCCGTCTATCCCCCACCGAATGTGCAAGGCTTCAAGGATTACCGGATTGCTGGGCAGTCCCCGTTCACAAGGATGATATGACCGATGAGGAAGCCTCCTTCTGGGAAAAGGTACGGAAAACGCATGCAGAGCTTACCTAGAAACATTACAGGCCTTTTTCTTATCGCGAACAACTTGTGCGTTGGTACAATCGGCTACATACCGATTCAGCAGAGTATAAGCTCTATGGAAATGGCATCGCATTGCCTTGTGCGATTTTTGTACTGAGGGGCATTGTAATGGCTTTACAGGATAACCACTTTGCCACAAGCTGAAAGGAAGGATAAAATCAGATGAGAATCGATAAGTACAAGACTCATCAAAGGCATTAGGACTTTATCAATCGCTACGCTGATGCGCCCAACGCTGCTTCTGGAAGTGAGGTTGACCCCAACGCCAACGTGGAAAGCAAAAACATAGCTACATAGGAAACCGAGCTTTATAAGCGCGACGCTATCTCCATCAACCGCCTGGCCATGTATGGCAAGCTCAAGGAACTGTACGGCACGGATTTGGCTGAAGAATACCTGCGGCAGCTGGAGGAACATGAAATCTACCGGCACGATGAAACAGCGGTGGTAGGCAAGCCCTATTGCGCCAGTGTGACGCTCTATCCTTTTCTGTTTCATGGCAATACCTCCATCGGCGGCACCAGCGAAGCTCCGAAAAACCTTGCATCCTTTTGCGGTGCCTTTATCAACCTGGTTTTTGCTTTGGCAAGCCAGTTCTGCGGTGCAGTTTCAACGCCAGAATGGCTCTCGTATATGGATTATTTCATTCGCAAGGAATATGGGGATAACTATTATCTGCATGTGGATGACCTGGCCGACCTGTCCAGTCGGCAGCGAACCATCGATAAGGTCATCACCGATGCGTTTGAACAGGTGGTATACAGCCTGAATCAGCCTGCAGCTGCCCGCGGGAATCAGTCTGTGTTCTGGAATATTGCCTATTTTGATCATCCGTATTTTGAAGGCATGTTTGAAACCTTCGTTTTCCCTGATGGAACACCAATGTGCTGGGCGTCCGTAAACTGGCTGCAAAAACGCTTCATGCGATGGTTTAATCAGGAGCGTACGCGTAAGCTGCTGACATTTCCTGTGGAAACGCTCAATCTGCTGGATGATGGTCATGATTATGTCGATCAGGAATGGGCAGACTTTGCCGCCGAGATGTGGGCGCAACAGCACAGTTTTTTTGTGTACCGTTCCGACAGCGTGGACAGTCTGGCAAGCTGCTGCCGATTGCGCAATGAACTGCAGGACAACACCTTCAGCTATACACTTGGTGCAGGCGGCGTGGCGACCGGCAGCAAGTGCGTGATGACGATCAACGTAAATCGTCTTGTACAAAACGCCATTTGGGATACGCCTTTGAAAGATATCCGTGATGCTATGCGCGAACAAGTTGAAAAAGTTCACAAGTATCTACTCGCGTTCAATGACATCCTTTCAGAGCGTCGACGCAGTGGGCTTCTGCCCGTTTATGATGCAGGATTCGTCAGCCCGGAAAAACAGTATCTGACCATTGGCATTAACGGTTTCCTTGAGGGGGCAGAATCGCTTGGAATTGCTATTGATGCAGATAATCCCAAGTATGCAGCATACGCAGATGCTGTTCTTCAGCCCATCTATGAGGCTAACCGTCTGGCTCGAAAGCCTGGCCTGCTGTGGAACACCGAAATGGTCCCTGCGGAAAATCTGGGAGTTAAGAACGCGGCATGGGATCATCAAATCAATCTGTTCGTCCCTCGCGACTGTTATAACAGTTATTTCTATCCCGTAGAAGATCCTTCAGTGAATGTGCTGGATAAGCTCAAGATGCATGGCAGTCTCTTCACTCGTTATCTGGATGGAGGCTCCGCCTGTCACATCAATCTGGATGATCATCTGACAAAGCAGCAGTACCGTCTGCTCTTGCAAACTGCGATCCGAACAGGGTGCAACTATTTCACCTTCAACATTCCTAACACCTTGTGCAAAGCCTGTGGGACGATCAGCAAACACAGGATTGATCGGTGTCCCAAGTGCGGTAGTACAGACCTGGACTATGCAACGAGGGTCATTGGCTATCTGAAGCGAGTCTCTCGCTTTGCCGCCGAGCGACAAACAGAAGAGCACAAACGCTATTATGCCAAAGGATTGGAGGAGTACCGATGAACCATGCCAAGCTCAATCCCGACGGTCTTTTCGTCCGCGAGCTAAAAAAACGCATTCGACAGAACAACGGGTTCTGTATCAGCAAGCTTGTGAAATCGCCAGAAAACAAATGCCCTTGCCGCGATTTCCGAGATGGCCGAGGATGTGACTGCGGATAGTACATTGCCTAGGAGGAGGTGGAGCGGACATGATGGTATGTTTGGACTGTGAATCCCTATTCGAACGGGGACGGGCCATCACAGAGCGGCATGGATTAGATACGCCGCCTTACGAAGAATAGCTGGTCTGCCCCCGTTGCTTCTCCACTTCCATCTGTCCCACAAATCGATGCGATCTTTGCGGCGAATGGATCACCGGAAACTACATAAGAACCGCTGACGGCAACCGCATATGCGGCGGATGCTACATTATCAGAAATGTCGATGATGAATGACCTGAAGTACGTAGGAACAGCTATTACCCTAGTAGAGGTTCCCGACGAGCTCAGCCTTACGATCTCAATTTCAAATTGCCGCTTCCGTTGCCACAAATGCCATTCACCGTACCTGCAGAGGGATGTCGGTAGACCGCTTCTGCCTGATCTGAACACGCTGCTCAAACGATACGACGGTTTGGTAAGCTGTGTATGTCTGATGGGCGAAGGGCAGAACTTCTCACAGTAGGAAACCGTCCTCCGCCGCATTAGACAGAAGGACTTAAAAACATGCCTCTATTCCGGATTTGCAGTTGTTACGCCTTTTATCTCATTGCTCCCGTTGCTTGATTATCTTAAACTGGGTCCCTATGACGCAAAGCGTGGCGGGCTTGACAACCCGACAACCAATCAGCGCTTTTACCGAATCGATCATGGAATGTTGCAAGATAAGACGCATCTGTTTCAGCGAAAGGAGCTTTCATGATATGTCTGAGAATGAACTTCGGAAGAAATATGGTGACGCAACGATATTGGGTATTCCCTGCAAATGCATCGCAGGTTTTTTGAAAGACGGCTTTACCAGTGTTGCCGATGCCGATGGCTAGGAAAGAAGAATCTCCGCCCATCTCAAACCTAGATTGCGATACGAGGCAGAGAATGACCCCTCCTTTTAGCAGGTGATACCTTATCTGATTCTCCGCCATGCGCCAAGTGATCGAATCTTCTGCATGCAGCGCACAGGCGGTGATGAACGACTTGTTGGACAGGTCAGCCTCGGTCTGGGCGGTCATATGGAGGCAGGAGAAACCTTCTACGACTGCTTATTCAGAGAAGTATTTGAGGAAGTGGGCCTGAGCCAAAATGAGATGGAGAATATCTGCCTGTGCGGATATGTTCTTAGCAATATAAGCGAAGTCGACAGTGTACATGTCGGTATGGTGTACTGCGCCGATACCATTCGATCCAACCTTTTTTGCCTGGAGCGCGACAGGCTCACCGGCGTCTGGATCACGCCCCTTGAACTGCTTGTTTTGCGCCGTGAAGACAAACTGGAATCGTGGAGCCGCTTCATCTTTGATTCTATACTTTGGAAAGGAGGAACATATGTCACTTGAATTGCGATGCGACGTATGCGGAAAACCGGCGCAAGTCGTCGCTGCCAGTGCATATGGAGCAATATCCTATGCATTCTGCAAAGAATGTTTGACAAATGGGTTGGAACCGTATGGAGGTGTCGTTACCTACATTGCTTGCGCCGGGAGGTTTCCTGAAGATATCAATGAAACATATCGCGCAGATGTACGGCGCATGCTGCCGCTATGGGGAAAGAGTGAAGAAGAGTTTATCCATGATGTCGATGAGATGATCCGTAGATTGGAGGAGTGTGAATGTCTGTAATCCTGGGCGTACAGCCTGACGTGCCTACGGAAACCAATGCTTAGGGCGGTAAACAGTCTGCTACGCCATATGCTTTCCACATGCTTCCGCCCCATGCTGTATTTGCAGTGGCACAGGTTGCCAAACAGGGCGCTGAGAAGTACGCGGAAACACTATGGAACCGAAACTACAAACGCATTCCTCCGGAGGAACACATCAATCATGCTGTTCAACACCTGTTCGCCTACCTGGCAGGCGATGAGAGCGACGATCATCTGAGCCATGCCATTCTGCGTGCCATGTTTGCTTATGAGGTGGACCATGAACAGGATCGAACCGATGGTTACGCCTGACAAAATACGCATTCTGGCGGCAGACTTGTCACTGCGTTGTCCTGGCTTTGCCGTCCTTCAATGGAGGGACGGCAAAGTTCACATAGAGAAGCTTTGTCATCTTGACAGTCGAAAAAGCAAAGCCAGCCATGGAGAAATCCTTTTTCACATCAGTAATCTCATAGCGGAGTAGGCACCAGGAATTGACGTGTTCGTTCGGGAGCGGGCATTTTCCCGCTTTCCGAACGAGACGCAGGCTTTGTTCAAAGTGGTGGGAATCGCAGATCTGGTCATCTGGAAATATTCAAAACAAGTGTGGAAGGAGTTGCCGCCAGCAAGCGTCAAAAAGCTGCTTACAGGAGCCGGAAATGCGTCCAAGGATGATGTGGCAAAAGCCTAGGAGCGTTATGTCGAAACGCCTCATTATGCTACTAACGACGAGAGCGACGCTACAGCGGTTGGAGTTGCGTGGATCTTGTTCTCTCATTTGTATGGAGAAATTAAGTGAGACTTCTCAGGGAACTTTGAACAAAGAAACAGCTGGTTATGTCATGTTATCGCTAAACAACAAGACATAATGCCAGGGCTTTGACTATTTCGGTAAAAAACAAACCTATTGGCTTTCAGTTATAGGCGGTTATAATGATAATAGATAAGGACGTGAAATGCACGAATGAAGCTCCATATAACCGACGATTCGCACGCATAGATCGAAGACATGCCAAACATTCGGCTTTTCTTCAGCTCTTCTCCTGATCAGGACATTGAGAATATGGTTTTGGGAATGTAGTTGCGGGACTCTCCACATCAACGGGAGGAAGAAAACAAGCATGAAACGAGTATTATGCCTTTACAGGGTTTCAACCATCGGGCAGGTAGACCATGACGATATTCCCATGCAACGCATTGCGTGCAGGGAATTTATAAACCAGCATCCCGACTGGGTATTAGTTGAAGAGATATCCGAAAAAGGCGTTTCAGGCTATAAAACCAAAACCGAGGATCGTGATGCGCTGACTCGAATCAAGGAAAAGGCACTGGCAAAGAAGTTTGATATCCTCCTGGTGTTTATGTTTGACCGAATCGGCCGTCGTGACAACGAAACGCCTTTCGTCGTTCAATGGTTTGTAGAAAATGGCATTGAGGTTTGGAGCACCAAGGAGGGCGAACAGCGCTTTGACAACCACGTTGATAAACTACTGAACTATATCCGCTTCTGGCAGGCTTCAGGTGAGAGCGAAAAAACATCCATGCGCATCCGCACCAGACATCTTCAAATGATTCAGGAGGGCTTGTATCGAGGTGGTCTCATCCCCTTCGGTTACAAGCTGGAATTCATGGGGCGAACCAACAAAAAAGGTCAGCCCGTAAGAGATCTGGTGATTGATGAAGCTGAAAGCAAGATAGTGAAAGAGATTTACCACAAAAGCGTTTCCGATGGCTGGGGCGCAAACCGCATCGCAAACTGGCTGAACGAGCGCGGCATCCCGACCAAACGGCAAAAGACATTCTGGCGTGCCACCTCCATCAGAGCGCTTGTGCGTAATCCCATCTACACCGGTCGCATTCGATTTGGTGGTGATCTGTCCGAGCCATTTGATCATCTTCGCATCATTGATGATGATCTGTTTGGGCTATGTGATCAGACCATTGAAGGACGTTGCCCCCGCCATCCCGACAAACGAGTGGGCCATCTGCGAAGCACCAGCAACGGACTCCTGACAGGTATTCTTTACTGCGGTTCCTGCGGAGAACGGATGTGTTTCAATCATAATACGACCGTCCGCATCTTAGCGGACGGGACAAAGCGTTCCTATGAACGAGACGTCTATCGCTGTTATCGCAAAATTCATAGCCGCAGAACGTGCCAGGGGCGATCGACGTATTCTGCGGAACGAATCGAAAAGGATATACTTGCAGTTGTTCATACATATTTTGAGAACATTCGTTCAAAACCCACCCTGCAAATGCTCGCGGCAGCAGGAAATCGCAAGCGCAGTATTCAACAAGACGCCATAGCGCAGGCAGAAGCCGCTTTGAAAAAAGCGCAGATAGAACTGGCTGCTTTGGAAGATGCAGCCGTCAAGGCCATTACCGGCGAAACAAATATGGATCTTGAATTGATCAACAGCTTATTTCCCAAACGCCGTATGAATCTGGATAAGGCTATGCAAGAGGTAGAACGTCTTCGGGCTGAATTAGCAGATAGCGAAAAACTAGAAAGTGCTGCAAATCACGAACTAAACATGATTCTCTCCTGGGCAGACACGTTTGACGCCGCGTCAAGGGAAACCCAGCGCTCCATCATTGCCATGCTGATTGACAAGGTCGTGGTAAATACAAATTATCATCTGGATATCCACTTCCGCATCACGGCGCAACAGTATTTGGGAAAAGCATCGTGAGGGAGTCAATATCATTTGCACCATAATATGCGCTGCTTGACGATGATCGCTTTGCGTCGGAGCCGCATTTCGCCAACGAGGAAAAAACGCTCGCTCTGCCTACGGGTCTCCAAGCTGGGCATTCCACTCATATCTCCTTCTCTCTTGCTTTTCACCGTGCTTTTCGTCAATGTGCAGGCCTCATTGATGACTCGGACGGCTCCTTTTTTGCCGCGTCGAAAAATTTCCATTTTGAGACTTGCGCAGAAGGAATGGGCAATGGATTTCGTTAATTAAATAGGATTCAGTATTCGGTCCACGAGCTTACACCATCTGCTATGCCGCGCGAGCAAACGATGAAGGTGGGAGCCTGGCTTGATTCAATCGCAGGATTATTCCGGCTATCCAGCAGGACAGGATTGTCATTCATCGGTTCGGCATCGAGATGGAATGACGATTGCCGGAGCGCTCAACAGGAGGAGCCTATGAAACACAGATTCATTCTTTGCCTCATCGCCCTGATCTTGTGCTGCGTTTGCTGTTTGCCCGCATCTGCCGAGTATGACACCCCGGACGCATGGAATCTGACCTTTGAAACAGATGACGTCATTGCCGCCGCCAAAGAGGTCTGCCTCATTTACGGCGGACAGGGCAGCTGGGAAAAGGGCCAAGTGCAGACCGTTGGCTGCGTTGTGCTGGAGCAGAACGAGTCGAATGATAAGATCGAATTGGCGCTCTACTCGGCGCGAAGCGTCTTTGACTGTTCTTCTGGATCGCCCGAGCGCATAGCCGGAGGACTCAAGCCGGTCAAACTCATCTTTGAAAAGGAAGAAAACGGCTTCCGCCTGCTTTCTTACCAGAAGCCAGAAGATGGAGCCGAGAATGCCGCCAGCCGGGAAAGAATCTTCGGGAAAGTGCTGCATCTGGACATTGCCAAGCGCCAATCTGAATATGCGGAATGGGCCTTGCAAGACGCCGCGGAGGATGCGAACGACTACATGACGTACCTTCAAACCGGTGAAAAGACGCGCGTGTGGTATGAATTTCTTCCTTCCGGCACAGAGCCCAAGGCGCAGCAAATCCTTCTTTCGGCTATTTCGGCTGGCTACCCAAGCTATTCTGGCGTATCCGCAGGATACCGGCCCGGCCGATTGTACACCCTGTCGGTTGAGGGAGAGCAGAGCTATTCCGGCATACTGACCTATCGCTGTCTTGATACAGCTGGAAATCCGCTTGAATCCTTTACCGTCCAGGTGATCGATGGAAAACTGCGCGTACTTGACGGCGTGCTGCCGGAACTTGGATATGAATAA